CTTCCATGAAGCGGTTATCCATCCTGCATTTGCAGACATCGTGCCCGATGGGTTTCCTTTCCGCGGGACATTGAATGAGTTCTCACTCATGGACAATGTGGTGACCAAGCGGCCGATAATTGATATTCGCCGGCACCAAAACATCATGCAGCGCCGTGATGCTTCTTGTGACATCATATACAAAAAAGTATTTGGCGCCACCACACGGCAGATCAGCGTCGAAGAAATCTATGGCGCAACGGATTTTTGCCGTAATGAATTCTACCAGGGTGACCTGAAGCATTACCGGTCAAAAGATCCGCTGTTTGAAAAAAATATTCTTCCTTATTTCCAGGGCGCATTGAATGTCGACATCCTGTCAAATGCATACTTCGGTGATGTGGAACGCATAGCCGTTGACGGTGACCAGTGGAGCACCAATATTTTTGATGGTGTGTTTAAGTGGATCGACACTTACATTGCCAACACATTGATTCCTGCCAGCCAAACTTTCAACATTGCCGATGGTGAAGATTTTTATGATGCTGGTGGACCTGCAGCAGCTTATGCATTGTTCAAACAAATGTATGAAGCACAGCCGGTGTTGATGGAAGCATTCTCCGATACTGAAAAGGCCTTTCATGTGAGCAAGCAGATTGCTTCAGCGTACGAAGATTACCTGATCGCAACTGCAGGACAGGGCAGCGGTTACATTACCGAATTAAAAACCGGTATCAAACAACTGGCTTATAAAGGCATTCCAATATTGGTGCAGGATACCTGGACACCGATCATCACACAAATTAAGGGAGCAACCGGTTATGCAGCTGTGCTGACCATCCGCGGAAACTTCGTGTTTGCAACGGATAAGATGTATGGTGAAGGTGAAAACGGCACCACAGCATTGGAAGTGTGGTATGAAAAGAAAGATATGAAATGGTATTACCGTTTCTTCATCAAAGCCGGAACACAGATCGCCTTGCCGGAATTCATCGTGGTAGCAAAGAGTTCATGGGAATAAATCCGGGATTTTTTTTGACCCGGTATGTAGTAATTTAATTATTAACGTCTTAATTCAAATATCATGCTCTGTGTATCATTAAAAGCTTACAGTCGCGCCTGCGGTGGAGTATCCGGTGGTATCTCTGATCTTGGCATCTTTGATCCCAACGATATCAACTTTACCCAGGCTGCTGAAGTTGATGGAGTAGCGCAACCTTATACGGCCCTGGCTGAAAGGGCTGGTGTTACTTCGCCTTCCATTTTCCTGGTTTCTTTCCAGGTGGATGAAGGTGAGTGGACATACACGCAGTCGGTAACAGGCTGTTCTGTAAAATATGAACATGAGTGGGTATTCCAGTTGCCGGAAAACAGCCAGGCATTGACCACATTCCAACAGGCTTTGGATGCGGCAGGTTGTTGCTGCGGTCTTGGATTGATCTTCCGTATGAACAACGGTAAGATATTCGTTGCCGGTGAAAAATACGCCAACGAAGCCTCTATCACCAAGTTCACCGTTAAACAGGATGGTACGGAAGGTGGATCCGGTAAACTGCAGGATGATTTCAACGGCGCTAACATTCACTTCAAAGCTGCTTACAGCCGTAACCTGTATGAATTCACAGGTACCTGGGATTCCGTAGAAGCGTTGGCTGAAGCACCTGGCTCGTAATAAATGGTACAAGCAACAATCAAGGAAGAATTTAAAAATAAAAGATTGGCGTTTGGGAAAAGCGCCAATCCTCTTTATAAAAGAAGTGGGATTGAAATAAATGAGCTGGCAATAATCGCCCACGAAAGCAAGGATAAAAGTTTGTTACAGTTATTTGAAACATTCCCAACACTTGCTGAATTAAAAAAAACGAAAACAGACCAGCAGTTAAAAGAGGCTGTGGGTGCTGCGGTAAAAAAAAGGTAAATAAAACTTCTTAGAAAAATGCAATGCAAGGAAGTAAAGCAATCAAACTTAAAGCTCAGACCGAAGCAAAGAAGCCGCGGAAATCGACTACTGTCAGCAATGTAGCGACACAGGATCCCACAAAGCCTATTCCTTTCGAGAACGGCAACACTGCTTTTTCCTATTCCAACAATACAGACTATCTCCCATTCCTTCCCGGTAACGATACCAATAATGATAATTATGCCCAGCTTTTATTAGAAAGCCGGGTTTTGTCTGTTACGCATAATTCATGCGTGGCCACTAAAAGAGATTATTGCGCTGGCGATGGATTTGTTGATAAAGAAGACCGGGATCTTAACGATCAAATATTGGAATGGTTCGGTAATATGAACCTTGACAATGAAGATATTACCGACCTGAATAAAAAAATATTCGAAGATTTCTTTACCTGGGGGAATGTTCCCATAGAATTAGTAAGGTTCAAATCTGGCGGCACACCAAAGCTTTTTATCTACGTGCACAATCTTTTGGATTGGCGGCTGGAAGCTCCAGATGATGATGACCGGGTAAACGGCGCTATTCAATCCAAGCTATTCCGTAGGTGCGCCTTTCTTACTTCCGAAGACCTGAAGAAAAGCAAAAACCTGCCTTTATACTCAGCCAATAAAACGGATAAGGATAATTGGTTCCACGATACTGAAAAGGACGTATTCAGAACAGTTATCTGGTATAAGAACCGGGTAAGTGGATTTGATTATTACGGCCTGCCTTCGGCTATTGCCGCATTAATTCACCAGAATCTTGAATACAAGGGCGCCAGGTATAATATGGATAATTTCCTTAACAACCTGGTGGCAGCAACGCTACTAGTTTTAAAGGGATCCCACAGCCAACCCGAAGCCGACAGGATAGCCAGGAAGATTATTGGTACACATACCGGCGACGGTAAGCGCGGCAGGACGGTGGTGCTGGCCAGCGAAGAAGGCATCGAGGCAAGTTCTATCCAAAAGATGGAAACGAAAACGGATGGCAGTTTCACATTGGCAGATGAAAAGTGGAGTCAGAAAATCATCATGGCAAATCAATGGGATGCTATTCTTGCCGGTATTGTTTCTCCTTCCACATTAGGAAAAGGTTCCGGCTTTCTTACTAAAATCATAGAGCAAAAAATGATCAGCGTTATCAGGCCTGCGCAGCGGGACCTGATGGATAAGGTATGGCGGCACATTTTCAAAATAGCCGATCAATGGCTGGGCCTTGGGCTGGATCAGTACGACCTGGAAATAAATAACCCGGTTGATATTTCAGGCTTAACAGATGTTGATATCACTCCTGCAGTAACTATTAATGAAGTCAGGAAGGCAAAGGGATTACCTGAAGATCCAAAGATGGAAGGGGTTTATATGAAGGCCACCGGAACGATCACAGAACCAGCCAAAGAAAAAGAAGAAGAAGGAGGTAAAGAAGATGTATAGAGTAAACCCATTGATGCGCAATGTGCTGATCACAACGGATGAAGTAATATTCCATGCGCCTACTGCTCACACATTCGATCCGCGAATGATTGAGCATTCAATCATTATAGCAGAAGAAAGGTTTATCCGGCCGGCGTTGGGATTTGATTTCTATGAAGCATTAAAGACTGAAAAGAATTTAACAATCACTTCCGGAAACCAGGCTGCACAGCAAGCTTTGCTGGAGTCCAGCATGGGCACACAGCCGGAAGGTGTTGATTTCCCAACGTTGGTGGCCGATGATATCGTTAATGCTTTTGAATATCTAAGTACGGCCAATAAACTGCTTTGGAAGGAAGTCCTGTGGAAGTTCACAGCCGAAGCAGTATTACTGGTGGCGTATCCAGAAAGTTTTATCCAGGTAGAAAGTTCAGGTTTAGTGCATAATCAACCGGCATCCGGTCCAATGAATACTTCTGGAGTTGTCACACCTGAATTGCGATCCGTTAAGTGGGCTATGGATCAAAAGCTAATGAGCCGCATCGAGCCATTGCGTGAATCGCTTCATTTATGGTTGTGTAAAAAACAGGCAGAAGATGCAGATGCTTATCCGGATTACGAAAAGGATTGCGCCTGTGATGAAAATGGCGTGGCTTATAAAAGAAAATCAGATTTTATTCTTGGAATATATGATGATGAAGATGATACAAACTGCTGCCCGTGAAACCAGGACACATTATAAAAGGATGGCTCAAAGGATTTGGAATTATTTCATCAACAACGGCAGAAAAAAAACTATCTGCCCTGCGGCTGGAAATATGCGGAAAATGCGAGTTCGCAAAAACATCATCTATGCTGGAAGTAGTGAACGGTGACCTGATGTGGGAAATGAGATTACAGTGTACAAAATGCCATTGCCCATGTTTACAAAAATCATTGGTAACAGATGAAAAGTGTCCGATTAACAACTGGTAGTATATGTATGTATGCCTGATTATTATTCTCAATACTGTGTTTGTGATGAAGAACCGGTTTCGCTTTGTATGGCAAATTTGGCGGGAGTGCCGACGACTTCCTATCCGGTGGATGTTTTCAACGTAGACCTGCAAATTATTGGAACAGCAGATGATCAGGATGAATATTTAAGCATTTGGAATGGAGATCCGGCAAACCAGGCAGTAGGACAATTAGTGGCATCAATAGGACCGAACTGCTTTAAGTTATTTCCCAATGCCGGTCAAACGGCACCAGATTATGTGATTGGGGTTCCATTGGCAGGCAGGCCACAGCTGGGGATATATGAGATAGCGTACGAAGACGAATACGAATAAAGAATGGCAACAATACTTTCTATAAAGACCACGGTTAATGATCAGATCCGCACTATTGTAACAGCAGGCGGGATACTGAAGACAAACCATGCCAATATTGAAGATGCCATATTAAATGAAGTGCGCGATCGCGGTGCACTACCATCAGCCACAACGGGAGCCTTGGCAGCCATTTCAGCCTTGGCAGATAGCAGGTGGGCGGTAGTAAAGAATGTTGGTGTTTTCCGAGCATTGGAAACAGGAGCATCGCCAAACGGGACTACAACATTTGCCAGTGCAGACAGTGGTTGGCTTTGGGAATTATATTTTTCTTCTGCGATTGCCGAGAATGTTCCTGATTCTGAAGATACAGATCAGGATTTAGATTATGTACTCGACGAAGGACTTTCCATTTGGAAAGTAAAAGTGAAACCAGAAGGAACTTATAATCTAAAAATAGGAACCACAGATGGCGGAGAAGAATTAGCATCAGCCACACCACTTACAGCCAATGAATGGAACACCTTCAATTTTGATGTGGATGCATTTGGGGGTGACAAGACAATATACTTCACTGGTGTAACCGAGCAAACAACATTTGCTATTTACAGAGTTCAATTACCATTATAATGAAAAAGATATTATTAATACTGACCGTTTTGTTTTGCTCGGCAGCATCTTTTGCCCAGCAAACATCCGTGGTGGCAAAAAGAGTAGAGGCGAAAGATTCGGTAAAAATCAATGACCGGTGGGTGAAGCTGGTTAATAACGACACCACGCCACTGGATGCGCAGACGCGGGATATAATGACCTCTAATGCTATCTATGATTTTGTTACCGGCAGAACGATAGAATTATGGTTGGGTTTGGCAGATACTGCAGCCAATTTGCGCCTTTTGCAAGGGACACCTACCTGTGAAAATAAATTATTGACCGAATGGAATGTCAGCTGGCAGGGAGCTGGCTATAATTATAGCGTTCATGGAGGGCTCTCTGATGGCACAGGTAGATATCAGTTATTATGCGTTCAATATACGGCAGACAGCGCCACAGTAACATTTGATTCTTCAGACGCCGATCAGGACCGGATTGACATCATTTACCTGGATGCCACAGGAGTCCACACAAGAGAGGGGGAGTTATCTGCTCCAGGAACAGCGGTCCGGCCTACTGTGGACGTTGATGAAATTCTATTAACTGAAGTTTTGATTGCTGCAGGATCTAATGAGCCGCCACTTACTACGTTACTAGTTTATGATGATAATTTAGGAGAATCAACGGTTACCAATACGGGAACAACCACAAACCCGGATAATACCACTAATACATTCATTGGCACAAAATCATTGAACGTTACTAATATAACTCACAATGATCAGATTTTTATTACCAAACTTCCCGGGTTAAGCACCTGGAATGTCTTAGGATTTGATGCCCTTACTCTTGCTATTCGATTAAAGGCAAATATGCCCACAAATGCAAATTTGGGTGTGGCCTTACAGGTCGGAACCACCACAGTAGGAACCGAAGTAATAGTTCCCTTGGTTAAAACAAATTCAACCTCTTACCAGCAGATATCCATTCCACTTTCGGCGTTCGGTAATATGGCAAATACCAGCATTACGCGGGTAAGATTCAGGTACATAAGAACGGCCAGCGGTGCGAATTATACAGGCTTTTATTTAGACTATATAAATTTCGTTGATGGCATAGTAGGTGGCCCGGGTGGACCCACTGCTACGTTCACATTAAATCCGATGGTAGGATTTACTTCCACACCGACAGCTACACAACAATCGCCAGGAACGTGGACGTTGACGCCTACAGGGTACAGTTCGTTGGATAATTTTTTAAGTCCTGATGGATGGCAAAACCTACCACAGATATTATCTGCTATTGGGACCCTGGATGGAAGAGCAAAAACAGCCGATGGAGCAGAAGTTGATGAAGAAGAAATTTTCTTGCAAACAGTTGATGATACTTATCCCGGTCTTATGACACCGGCCATGTTTTCAAAACTGGATAGCAATTATTACATCACCAACCTGGACGTATATCCAAATTCTGATTCATTGGTAAGGCCAGTGTCAGCAAATATCACAGGAGTAAAAGGCTTAAAAGATAGTACCGGGATCGGATTTGCAGTGTATGATGATTACATCGCCATTTATGCAACAGGCGGTGGTGGAGGTGGAAGATTTGGGTTTGCCGGTGAAGACGTTACAAGTGGCGGGGCTGACAGGGATTTTGATTTCGAAGATGATAATTTCTTAATACATGGAGATGGAGCGGGTAGAGATTTTGTAATCCAACAAGATGAGGCAGCAGGTGGGTTTACGGCACAACTTAGAGTCTATTCTCAGGAGGCATCACTTCTACAAACTGATTTAGGAGATCAAACAAAAATAGCAGTTGGTGTTGCTGGAGTTGTATTATCGAGTTGGCAGGGTCTATACAGGATTGAAAACATTACAGAATACACAGATAATGCTGATGCTATTTCTGGCGGTAAAACAACCGGGAATTTATATCGTACAGGTGACATTTTAAAAATAGTTCATTAACTATCAATCAAACAACTACTAATATGAAAGCAATCCTGATTTCCGTACTTCTTTTTTTCTCAATAATATCATTTGGACAACAAGCAAAGAAGGACAGCACAACCATTCCTGTTCTTTCCATGCAGGACATGAAGCAAATAACAGATGCATTGCAATACTTGCCGGCAAAGGAATGGCTGAAAGTGATAAAGATTATTGACCAGGTTTATTATATGAAGTTGAAACAAATGATAAAGGATCAGCCAAAGAAGGATTCGACTTCCGGTAAATAAATAAAGGCTTTCCCGGATAAATACCTGGCAGCCATTTATGAAAGCACTACGTACGATATTAATATGGGCATTGTGTGCCTGCTTTGTTACAAATGTATCATCGCAGGTAAACTTTTCTTTTACGCCTATTCCTTTAACGACTGATTTTCGCAGACCAGATTGCGGCGGAACTCTTTGGAATGGCCAGGATGCGCCATTTGGCACCATGCATATTCCTGTTTCAGGATCTCCCGTAGAGCCGATGGACGGTTATCACCGTTTTGGTATGACTGAATTTTTCGCCAATAGCGGGGCTGCTGATAGTACAATAATTTTTACAAGGTTTGACGCCTTTATGAATTATTGTATAGACCGCAGGCAGGGAGCCAGGTTTAGGGTAATGGGTCTTTGCAATAATTGCGGCAATCCTCCAAACGACAATTTTAATCAACTTGTCAATTATGGAGGGGGATGGAATGTAATACCTCAGTTCTTACATAATCTTCAGCAGGCTGAACCTAACGCAGCTGACCGGGATTGGTTTAGCACTCAGGGCGATCAGGATCAATGGGTGGCAAATACAAATTCATGGGCATTCCAAAGATGGGTAGGAAAACTTTCTTTAGCTATAAAGAATCATATTAATGCTACTTCACATAATGGAGTGAATTACGGAGATGTGTTAAAGATTTACGATTTAGGTTATTACGGATGCTATTCTGAGCAGCATAGCAATTGTATATGCAATACGATTTCGGACGGAACTATTCCAGTAGGTGCAAGACATACAGATGCGGGACTTCAGGCTATAGTTAATCAGCAAACAAATGCATTTGGAGGAGATCAGCGGTGGAAAATAGTTATTCCGTTTAATGCATTTGACGCAATGTGGTTATCCCACACTTTCAACACGGTAGTTTACGGAAACTTTTTACTAAATCATCCTGATAGTATCGGTTGGATTAATGATCATATCGGAGCGGATGAATCTTACGATCATTCTTATTTAGAAAATAATAATAGGATCAATAATGCCAAGTTGATGAATCGTTGGAGGTTTACTCCCATTGGCGGAGAGCCAGTCGAGTGGGGAAGCCCTTCCGGAAGAGCCGCTGTTCCGGATTATGTTTCCAGGTATCACATGAGTTTCTTTGGTAACGGAAACCTTAACGGTGTATTTACAAATGCCAATACTACCGAAGCAAACAATTTCCGATTAGCATCGAGGCTGGCTGGCTATAGGCTGAGATTAACAGGCGGAAGTGCTAACGCTGGTGCATCCTTAACTATAAATTTAAACTGGCTGAATGAAGGTGGCGCACCGCCATATTATAATTGGACTGTTCAGTACTTGCTGAAGAATGGAGGCGGCACTGTAGTATCAATACTTACAAGTTCGTTTAATCCGCGATATTTTCAGCCATCCGGATCACCGATAACAAAGACGGATGTATTTGGCATTCCTGCAATACCGGTAGGCACTTATGGTCTGTACGTTATTGTTAAAGACCCGTTGAATTTCAGGCTTCCAATGCCATTAGCAATTACGCCTCAACAAGGAGATGGAAGTTACTTTTTGGGTAATCTTACCCTTGGTGGCGGCACGAACACACCTCCTATTGCTAATGCTGGTCCTAATCAAAGCATCACAGGAACTTCAGCTTCATTGACAGGATCATCTTCATCCGATCCAGATGGAACGATATCAACCTATGCGTGGAGCCAGGTAGGGAGCACTCCGAATACAGCATCTATTGTTTCGGCATCAAGTGTAAATACGAGTGTCACAGGTTTGGTTGGTGGCGTATATACATTTAATCTCACCGTCACAGATAACAGCGGGGCAACAGCGAGCGACCAGGTACAGATCACCGTTAATGGGAATTTAGCACCTAATGCAAATGCAGGTCCTAACCAGGTTATTACACTTCCAACGTCACAGGTAACATTAAATGGAAGCGGAAGTTCAGATGATGTCGGTATCGTCACTTATGCGTGGACTCAACAATCTGGTCCAAATGTCGCCAATAGACAAACACCTGCGGCGGTAAGCACGATTGTCAGCAGTTTAATTGCCGGTACTTATACATTCCGTTTAACAGTGACAGACGGATCGGGTCTTACCGCTTTTGATGATGTTCAGGTAACTGTTGGTACAGGCAACACCGCACCAATCGCAAATGCAGGTCCGAATCAAACTATTACTTCACCAAGTAATTCTGTTTTTGTTAATGGAGCTGGCAGTACAGATCCAGGTGGTGCCGTCACAGCTTATCTATGGACTCAGGTGGGTGGGCCGGTTACGGGAACAATAAGCACTCCAACAAATGTTTCAACTGCAATTTTTGATTTAGATGCTGTTGGTGTCTACGTTTTCAGACTAAGAGTTGAAGATGCAGGTGGGTTATTTAGTGTAGATGATATACAAATAACAGTTGATCCAGCTCCCCCAACTATCCCCATTGCAAATGCCGGACCAAATCAAACGATTACTTTACCAACAAGTTCTGTAACGGTTAATAGTTCTGCCTCCACTGATGATGTTGCTATTACATCAAGGGTATGGAGTAAAACAAGCGGGCCATCGTCCTTCAGCATTACTTCGCCTACTTCAATAAGTACAACAATAACCCTTTTGGTTGCCGGAGTTTATACATTCCGTATTACTGTTTTTGATGGTAGTTCAAATTCGGATTTTGATGAAGTTACCGTCACCGTACTTGCTGCGGCCAATGCAGCACCCATTGCGGTGGCAACTGCGAGTCCGCAAACTATGACGCTGCCAACAAACAGCACAACATTGAACAGTACCGGAAGTTCCGATGATGTATCTATTACTGCATATTTATGGACTAAAGTTTCTGGTCCAACTGGAGGAGCTATTGCAACACCTACATCGTCGAGCACCGCAATCAGTTCACTTCAGGCCGGAACATATGTTTTTAGATTACGGGTAACCGATTCACAGGGTTTATTTGACACCGACGATATTACAATCACCGTGAATCCTGCGGCGAATGCTGCACCTGTTGCGGTGATTACCGGCGGGGCACAAACAATTCAGTTACCTACAAATTCAGTCGCACTCAGTGGAACCGGCAGCACAGACGATGTTTTAATCGTTGCTTACTTATGGACACAGATCAGCGGTCCATCAACAGCAACAATCACAACACCGACATTTTCAACAACAAGCTATACAAACCTGGTTGCAGGTGTTTATTTCTTCCAGCTGCAGGTAAGTGACGCCGGCGGATTAACAGATACAGACATTGTTCAGATAACAGTATTGGCCGCGGATCCACCAGATCCTCCAATATTAGGTGGCCGGCCAGCCTTTGGAGGTAACATAAAATTTTTGCCTCGAATACCATAAAAATAATATCATGAAAAAAATTATCTCTTTCCTTCTGCTCCTTTCGCTGATAACTACAGCGCAGGCGCAGACTATTATCATCGAGAAGGACCTCGACACAGTTGTTCTCAGCTCTCCCGATTGCATCGTCGCGGTGAAAAAATATGTGCCGCCAACGTTGAATAGAAGGCCAATCGCCAGGGCTGGTGAAGATTTCTCCATTACATTGCCTGTAACGCAGTTTCAACTAAATGCAAATGCTTCAGTAGATCCGGACGGATTTATAAAAAGTTATGGTTGGAGAAAAATTGGTGGACCGGCGGCGGTGCTGAATGATGCAGCAAAGATGATCGCAACGGTAACGAGTGCATCAACCGTTGGTATTTATTCCTATGAATTAAGGGTGGTTGATAACCTTGGATTGATGGGTGCAGACACGGTAAAAGTTGCTGTGAATAATGCTGTACCGGTCAACCAGCCGCCAATTGCAAACGCCGGACCGGATATTACGATATCATTGCCTCAGAGCTCTGTTCAATTGGATGGATCACGTTCATCCGACATAGATGGAATAGTACAGTCATTTGCCTGGAGAAGAATATCAGGGCCAACAGTATCAATATCAAATAGTGACAGAGCAGTTGCGACAGTATCTAATTTGCGACAAGCCGTTTACACTTTTGAATTAAGGGTAAGCGACAATTCCGGTGCTGTCAGATCAGATAGCGTAAGGGTTACAGTAAATGCTGCGCCTGTGGTTAATCAACCACCCAATGCAGTGGCAGTGGCAGCTCCTTCTTCGATTACATTACCAACAACGACTGTCAATCTTAGCGCAGCATCTTCCAGCGATGCCGATGGCGCCATTCTTTCCTGGTTATGGGAGAAAGTAGCAGGACCACCCGTTGGCACAATTCAAAACGTTTCTGCCAGTGAATCGGTTGTAAATGGTTTAACGATAGCCGGCAGTTATACCTACCGGCTTACTGTTACAGATAATGAAGGCGCGAAATCTTCAGCCAATGTTTCGGTTACCGTTAATCCCGAAATAGTAAATCCTCCTGAAGGGCAACCTTTTAATTTTTCTATCGCTAAAAACACGGCATTTAAACCGCGTAAATTTTCAGGCACAGAAGATTGGAATGGTCAGTATTATACTTCTTTCTCCGGAGGATTTCAAGATAAATATTTCAGATACTGTTGGACCGACATCGAGAAACAAACACAGGGCAACTACGTTTGGACAAGATTTGATCAGGAGTTTCAAAAGGCTATAAATGCAGGTGCTAAGTTCTCATTTGGGGTAATGACTGTTTGCGATAGCGACGACTTCTTAGCTGAAGAAATTATAAACGGCTCATCATCCCGATATCCAAAATATGTTCATGACCGGATGCAGAGCGAATCCGTAAAGGATTATGCAAAGAACGGCCAATGGATTCCAAACTGGAATAGCACTTTCTTCCTGGATAGATTCGACGCCTTACTTAAAGCAATTCAGGCCCACATCATTTCAAAAGGCTGGCAGGATAAAATCAACTATGTTGACATCCGCGGGTATGGACAGTGGGGTGAATGGCACAGCGTTGGTTTTGGTCAGCCAGTTTCTTCCATGCCTGCCGGCACACGTCCAACACCGGCAACTTATAAAAGATTCGTTGATGGCCACATTGCCGCTTTCCCGGATTATCAGTTAGTAATGCTGCTTGCTGCTTTGGATGCAGAGTGGTTGGATAATACCATGACGCCAAAAGAAGTGACTGATTATATCTTAAAAGCAAAGAACAATGTTGGTGTAATTGGTGTAAGAAGGGATCAGTGGGGTGCAACAGATGGTTATGTGCACGACTATTTGGAAAATAATAATCGTAACTGGAACGGAGGCCCCGCATTTAAGACCGCTATCATGGACAGGTGGAAGACTGCTCCATGGGTAGGTGAGCCGATGGGCCCGGGTAGCAATCTTTCCGATTTACCAAGACAAGTTACATTCTATCATGCAGTCAGTGTTGGTAATGGAAACTATACTGCAGATGGTACAAGCCAGAATCATTTCAAAAATGCGGAAGCAGCAGCTGGTTACAGGCTTGCTTTAGGTGCCGGCGATGGGAAGTTTTCAAAGTCATCATTGACCGTAAATATGTCAATAGAAAACTTTGGCCTGACCCCATGCTATGAAGCATTCGACCTGGTCTATGAATTAAGAAACTCCTCAGGCACTAAGGTGGCCAGCTTCACAAGCAACTGGAAGGCCAGGTTAAAACTTCCGGGCACATATTCAACAGGAGCAGAAACGTGGATCATTTCGTCACCACTCCCTGCAGGGACTTATTCATTAGTGGCAACATTTAAAAACAGTTACCGCAGCATGCCTGTGTTCAATAATGGGCAGGGCTCGGATGGATATATCACATTGAAAACAGGATTAACAGTTTCTAACCAGTAACCTGAAAAACTAACGCATGATGAAAAAGGATGCCGGTCCTTCTATACTTATTTATTGCGCTGATAGGAGCAGGTGCGATTGCTGAAATAAAGTGGTTTTTGGCAAGGAGGAAAGGTATCATCGAGAAGAAAAAGCAGAATAATATTTTATGAAAATACTGGTCATAACATTTGCCGAAATAGCCGCATGGGTTTCCCCTGTATTAAGTGGCGCTATTATGTGGATACTGGCCAGAAAAAAAAACTCGGCTGAGATCAGGAAGACTGAGGTTGAAACCGATGGATTGGAATTGAATAACCTACACCTGGCAACAAAGATTTGGAAAGATATGGTTCGGGAACTGCAGGTGGAAGTAAATCAGCTCCGCGTTCAGGTCCAGAAATTAAGCCACCAGGTTTTGACATTTAGCCTGGAGAACACATCGCTGAAAGAAGAATTAGAATCGCTGCAGAAGTTGATTAAAGAAAGAACAAACGAGAAATAATTTTTAAACTATAAAAAATAATAATTATGGAACAGACATTTTGGGACAAACACAAAGTATTTATTCTTGGTCTCTTAGCCTCTATTAGTATCGTCCTGCAACAGTATGTCGGTCAGGCACAACCAGACACAAAGGTTTTACTCTATGCAGTTGTGATGACTGTCCTTTCTTACCTGGCGTCAAAATGGCGTGGACAGGGTCTTTCTATCATTGGTATAGTTGGTACCTTGGCCGGTGTATTTGTCACTGAAAATGAAACCGGAAACTTTACGTGGTTTCAATTTGGCTTACAGGCTACCATTGCCGTGATTGCTGCAGCTGCACCTGATCCCAAAAGCAGAGGGTATGAACATTCAGAAACAATTACAGCGGCTAAGAAGGAGGGTAATAAGCTGATGGATGCGCCGATAACATCCAAGCCTGAGGAGTGAACAGGAATGCACTGATAGTCCTTTTGATTGCTTATGCAATAATCGTGGCTGTGGTATTCCTTATCGCAACCATATTTTACCATTTAAAATAACTGTTATGGATCAATCACAATTAGAAATGATCATGATGTTTCAACTTGAAAACATCAGCCGTACGGAAGAAGAATTAACACCTGATACCATTCATGAAGATTACCTGAAGCCAACAGCACGGGGTAAAGTGGACCCAGCCCGGGTGTACCAGGATTTCATCGGGTGGACATTTGATGCCAACGATGTGGAAGAAAAGCCATGGCCTGAAGATTGGAAAAAGTTATCTGTCCGCGATCTGGCTTCAAAACTTTTAATGATCGCTTTCATCCTGATGATGCCTTTTTTTGCAAAGTCTCAGCTGCAGGTAACCATAGGCGCCGGTAATACTGATTTAAGAGAAGCGGCCGTCACGATCGGCATTTCTTATTTCAAAGCATTTGACAGCATCTGGAAACAAAACAACAGGCGCTGGTATGGAAAGAATTCAACGTTCAGCATTAACCCGGAATTGAACATACAAACCGGAACCGAAGATGCTTTTTCTTCCATCACTATGAAAGCAACGGGATTATTAATGAAGTTTAAAACCACCACCGTTGCTGGCCTCCTTACTCCCAATAGCAATGCTTTGTTTCACACTTTTCCAATGTCGCTGGGTATTGAAACGAACAACCTGTTTAGTTCAGTCAATGCGATCGTTGAAGGAGGATGGATGCCATGGTACCAGGCAAACGGAGTGGACCTGCCGAAGCTATTAAAGACAACCAGTTTCGGAGTATTCCTGCAGGCCGGTTATAAAATGTATGTCGACAGCAGCGGTCGGATCCCGGTGGGCGGGGATAAGGATGAAAGCGAAGAATTGCCGGACAAGTTTTTAGCCAGGGTAAAAGGATCCTTTGATGTGGACACAAAAACAATCCTGAAGGTAAGCGGCCTGGATGTGGGTATAGTTGGTGGTGCAGATGTGTGGTTTGACGTAGTAAACGGCGCCACATATTACCGGCTCGAAGGTCGTGGGCGGTTTTATATTGACAAGCTAAGATATGTTGATGTTATTTACCAGAAAGGCAGCGGAGCGCCCAATTTCAACCAGGGTGATCAGTATGGCGTCGGATTAACAATCACATTCTAATTCATTCATTATGACAAGACCAAAATTGACCCAGCTGGAAGCTGAGGCCATGATAAACAAATTTGCTCCTTATACAATCGTTGAGCCGGTAAAAGTACTGGCAATTCGTGGCTATTATAAGCAAACCATGGGCGATCCAGAGGCAAACGATCGCGGCATTTATGATGATGCCTTTATTCTGATCGGCCCAAATTTCTACAATACTTATAACGGGAATACGGATCCATCCAAATATAAACCCGGGATTGCAAAGCTGGTGCCTGGGCTTCACTATTTCAAAAAAGGAAAGCATGGCATCAGCAGGCCCGGGGGCGGGTACAATGCCTTCAGGCCAGATACACCCGACGAAGGTTTAGATGTTACCAGGGACGGCAAAACAGGCGTCTACAGGGGCATTGCAATCAATATTCATAAAGGCGGGGAGATTTATACCAATAGTGCCGGCTGCCAAACAGTGTGGCCATCACAATGGCTGGAGTTTCAAACGAAGGTTTATGATATGATGACAATGGAAGGGCAGCGGAGGCTTCCCTATTTACTTGTGGATGGATAGCCATGCAGGTTGGCTTTTTAATTAAAATATTCTATGTGACAGAAAAGCAGCGGATCAGAGAGTATATTTTAAAAAACCCAACCGTTTCGGCAAAGGAAGGGGCAAAGGCATTGGGAACAACCAGGCCATATTTTCAGAAAGCCAGGACGCAGATGAAGAAGGAAGGGCTGGCGAAGAAAAAGCCCGATGGATGGCAAAGGAAAGTTAGAAAGCATGAGCACGAAGCGCTGGAAGCAGAATGTGCGGCTGTTGGGATCCCGGTTGAAAGGGTGGGGCACTACTGGTATAAATCAGAGCACTTTTCAATAAATGTAAAGGGGGAGCAGGTTAGTTTCTTTGACTTAGCGGAACAGTTGATTGAACAGATGGGGAAACATTCGCCGAAGTATTCGGTGATAAAATACCCTAAAATAAAAGAAGGGCATTTGCTGGTGATTGATCCTGCTGACGTGCATATCGGGAAATTATGCAGGGCGTTTGAAACAGGCGATGAATTCAATCATAAGATAGCGGTTGAAAGGGTCCGGGCAGGAGTAACGGGCATTTTACAAAAGGCACAGGGATTCCCGGTTGATCAGATCTTATTCATCATTGGTAACGATGTGCTGCATGTTGACAATGCTAAAAGCAGCACCACTAGTGGAACTTTTCAGGATACCGATTTGATGTGGTACGATGCTTTTAATATCGCCTTCAAACTTTATGTTGAAAACATCGAAATGATTTCACAGGTGGCGCCGGTCCATATTCAGCATAATCCATCGAATCACGATTACCTGGCTGGTTACTTTCTGGCACATAGTTTAAAAAGTTGGTTTAGTAAAAGCAAGAATGTAACCTTTTCGATATCGACAGCGCACAGAAAGTATTATACCTATGGTAAAAACCTTATTGGAACAACGCATGGCGATGGAGCAAAAGAAACGGACCTGGCATTGCTGATGGCACACGAGGCAAAAGAAAGTTGGAATCATTGCATACACCGATATTTTTATATGCATCACATACACCATAAAAGAAGCAGGGATTATATGAGCGTTTGCGTTGAAGCATTGAGAAGTCCAAGCGGGACGGATAGCTGGCACCACCGAAACGGGTATGCCCACAGTCCGAAAGCAGTTGAAGGTTACATCCACCATAAAGAGTTTGGTCAAATTGCCAGGCTTACAAACATATTTTAGATATGAAAAAGTGTAGTAAATGCGGAGAATTAAAGCCACTTGATGCTTTTCATAAAAGATCGAATAGGCCTTGTGGAGTAAGGTCGCAATGCAAAGAATGCTATTCGAAATACCCGGTTAAATTAAAAAGAAGGGAAGGGTATATGAGGGAGTATGATTTGAATAAATCTTACGGCATTGGGTTGCCTGAATATAATAGGTTATTTGAACAACAAAACGGCAAATGTGCCATTTGTGGGCAATCGGCGGAAGAAAAACACATGGGAAGGAAAAAGAATTTATGCGTTGACCATTGCCATGATAAGGATACGATTAGAGGGTTACTATGCGACCAGTGTAATCGGGCTATGGGACTGTTTCAGGATGACCTGGAAATATTAAACAGTGCATTGGAGTATTTATTAAAACACAAATTAAAAGTAGCCTAACGTGGAAACTTTAACGATGTGCAGAGACAGTTTATGCCCGATGAAAGGTCGGTGCCTTCGTTATACGGCGAAGCCCGGTTTGCTGGTCCAGAAATATTTCACACAATCACCGCGAAACCCGGATGGCACCTGCAGCGAATTTTGGAGTGATACGGCGCAGTTAATTCATGAACAGTTAAATGATCTGTTAAATGGAAGATCAGGAAAAAACGGAACCGGAAAAGACGGCACCGGAGGAAACGGGGGATCAGTTTGAAGATGAAGTATCGGATCATATACTAAGTCTTACAAGCGCATTTAACAGCCTGATGGAGGTAGATGGCAAGTTATTGTCAAAGGTGCGGCAGTCAAAGCTGGCAAAGATGAAGCGACAGATATTCGATGCCCTGGTTTATTACTGTGATTGCCTGCCGGAGCCTGAAAAAAAAGATGAAGGAAAACTGGAAAGTGAAGCAGACGAAAGTGAAAATGTTTAGTAAAATATAGCGATTGTTTTTTGGATTTTTTTCAGCAGTTAGTTTTGGTTGCGGCCTGGCTGTTCTCAGCCGGGCCTATTTTTTTCAGAATGTGCTAATTTAAAAACTACGTAATGTCGTAAATTAATTACTTTTGGCGGCAATCGAAATTCAATGCCTATTCATTTTATCCAGCCTTTTAGACAAGACCGGAACCTTGGATTTGCTTATAATGAGGCAATGGCATTGATCCCTGACGGCGATTATGCCTGCATCCGCGACATCGACACACTCTTCCTGACGCCAAATACTCCCAATCTTATTCAGAAATATATTGACACCTATCCCGATGCTGTACTTACCTGTTTAGCCAACCGGGTTAGCCATTACAGCAAACTGCAGCTATACCAGGGCGTAGTAAACGACAATCCGGACATCATATATCATGGAAAGATTGCGTTGGATTTAGAGCAGCAGCCTATTGGCGTGAGGCGAATTACCAGTTTTATATCCGGCTTTCTTATGGTGGTTTCAAAAAAGATATGGCGTCGGTTCCCTTTCCCTGAAACCGGTAAATGCCTGGGGGTTGATACCGATTGGAGTAAAAAGCTAATTAAAAACGGAGTGCCGATATATTCCATGCAATCCGTGTACCTGTGGCATACATACCGGCTATTTACTAACGTCAGCGATAAAAGCCACCTGAAGGTATGAAAGGTATAACCCTGATAGTAATAGCGGTATTTATAATTCTTTTGGCCTTTTGGCTGAAGGAAAAAAGGGAAGCTTATTTCCGGCCATCCAAGGACGCACCAAAAAGCAGCGTCAGAATTTCTATTGATTCAAGCAATGGGAATGTTATTACTGTCACAAGTTCCGACACTACAATAATAATAAACGGCGATGAAAATATTAGATAAAATACCATACTGGCTGCAGATAACTATAGCATTGATAGCACTGGCGGCCGTTATTTATTTCACCTGTTCCTTCGATTGGCTGTTTGAGAAGGATGAATTTGATTATCCATTTTAATTATGATCAACATTGCCATAGAAGACATGCTGGCCGCTGTACAAAAAAAAGTACAGGATAAAGTACCTGTTTCTGTAATAAGATATGGCGATGGGGAAGCCATCATCCTTAATGGCTTTAAAGACGAAGCAAAACTGGTTTATGTTTCAAAGCGGCAGTTCGGCCAAATGCTCCCCTATGATGACCTGAAGCAAATACAGGCTAACCTGGTGGAGGCTTATGCCGGCGCTGATATCATAGGGGTACCGGTAAACAACCGGTTTATGGAGGATAGGAATAGCTACTGGTATAAAGCTTTTGGCATCCTGGATGAAGCGATCGGCATCGATGTTTTACAAAACAAACTTCTCACTTCAATAGACTTTCACATTCACTGGCTTCAACACAAAAGTTTTGAAGAATTACTCACCGGCAGAAAGCATCTGTGTTATATATCCTGCAGAAAGTTGGATCAGGAATTAAAAAAGCGATTCAGCATTGAAAATGTTTGGTCATACCAGATCGCGCCTGAAATGAAATTCACTTCCGGATATAAAGGCAAAAAGCATTTCCCTGATCAATTTAAAGAAATAAGAAGGTGGGTGACAAAAGTACCTGTTGAAGATACTATTTGCCTGGTGGGCGCTGGTGTGGCAGGAAAGATATACTGCAATTGGTTTCGTGATCTTGGCGGATATGCAATCGATGTGGGATCCGTAATGGATTCGTGGGCCGGAAAAGTTACAAGAGGCCAGAATCGTGGATTGGATGCCGTTGATGAAACTTATAAACTGTAACAATGGACATCATTTATTCTAAGATACAGCCACGTTTAGTCTGTCATTTAGTAATAAGAGCAGAAGATTTTACTTCACAAAGAATCGACGTTACTGAGGCATATCATTTGTTGCAACTGGCTTTGCTGAAATTACCAAAAGGAAAAACATTTAAGCCTCATCGTCATATTCCAAAAAAGCTGGAAACGAATTCTGCAGCGCAGGAAATGTTCATTTGCATCAAAGGTCAAATCAAATGCAAATTTTATGACATTGAAGGAAGTGAAATAATTGCGGAACCAATATTGAATCCCGGTGATGCCAGCCTTACTTTGGCTGGTGGGCATAACTATGAAATGTTAGAGGACAATACCATTATTTATGAAATAAAATCGGGGCCATATTTAGGAGTTGAGAAAGATAAAACATTTATAGAATGAGTTTGCCAGTAACTGTGACCACGTCAGATGCCTATCACCACATATTGCCGGTATTCTTTAAGCAATACAATAAATTTTGGGGAGATCCATTCGATCTTGTTGGATATAAAAAGCCGCCTGACTTGCCATCTAATTGCACATTTGTTTCTTTAGGTGTGCAAAGGGGTCCTAAATTCTTTACTGATGATTTAGCGCCCTATTTCCAAAAGCAAGATACTTGGGTGGTATGGCTTTTTGAAGATTCACTGATCAAGGGCTTTGATAGAGTTGCCTTTGATAAAATAGTTGATACGTTTAGTATAAACCCTGATATTGGAAAAATAAACCTCACTAACGAGGGCATGCACCGGGATCATGAACTTGCGGGTGATTATTTCTATGTCGTTACAAACACTTTATATCGTTTATCAACGCAGCCGGCAATCTGGAATCGAGACTTTCTTTTACGCTACATGACACCCGGACTATCACCCTGGGGTTTTGAGACAAAAGTGGCATACCCATCAGACAACTATAAGATTGTTGGACCTACAACAAATATTCTGAACCACAACGAGGGCGTTCGCAAGCATGATATTCATAATCTAAATATGGAGGGTATTGAATAATGAAAATCGCGATTGGAACTGGTAAGCGTTTTATGGGGGATGATTGGCTCCACATAGACGGTGCCCCGTTTCCCCACGTACAAAGTGATGATATCTGGCTGGGACAACTAGCGGATGACAGTGCTGAAGTCGTTTACTCCTCACATTTTTTGGAGTATTTCAACCGGCAATTCGGGATGGAATTAGTTAAATGTTGGCGCCGGGTTTTAAGGCCAGGGGGTACGCTCCGGCTGGCGGTTCCCGACTTTGATGCAATGGCTTATGCCTTGCAAAACGGGTTTAAGTTGAAGGATATCCTTGGTCCTTTATACGGAAAGATGATGATGGGCAACCAGGAAATCTATCACAAGACTGTTTATAATTATGAAGATATGGTTGAGTTTTTATTGTCTGCTGGATATAACCATATCAGACGCTATGATTGGCGGCTAACCGATCATGCGAATATAGACGATTGCAGTCGAGCATATCTCCCCCACGACATCGAGGCAATAAGAACAGGCGTTTTTGATAATCATCTTTTGATTTCACTAAACGTGGAAGCTACTAAATGAAGATTTGCTATATCATAGCGACCTGATCCGGCAAAAGGAGAAACCCGAGCACGGAGTATTTAAAAAAGCACCTGAAGCGGTTGTTTGAATTAAAACATTCTATTGATAAAATAGTTGTGGTAAAACCAATCGGCAGCGATGATAAAAGGTTTTACGATCTTGATCCGGAAACATTATCTAAAATAGAAATACTGGAAAGGCCGGAAAATGACCGGTCATACGGACAGTTTTTATTTGCCTACAAGGAATACGGACAAGAGTTTTCCCATTATATAATTACTGAGGATGATTACATTCCCAACCTGGACAATTTCGACTCGATACTGGTTAACCTGATGGAGGAAAAACGCTGTGATTACCTATGCGGGAAATATGGCCGCGCTAAAAGGTCCGACCCGTTTCATCCACAGCAAAACATGGGGATAGTCACCGCCGAAGCATTTGATAAAATTTTGTCAGCAATCCCTAATCCAACATTTTATAAGAACGGAGACAACGACGGCCAGGAGTTTATCATGTTCGGAAATCTGTTCTCACAGAACGGGCTAACGATCGCCGATTATTCAGCACAATATTCTGTTCCGCAGTTTGACAGGTATATGAGGTGGTTCACAGCCGACCGAAGCATAGAGACGATTTTTGTTCCTTACCAATTATTATACCACAGGGCTTTCACGTATGAAGAAGATACCGAGGATTCTGTTGGTGATCCCAATTCCCATTTTTTAATGGATATGTCCTTTGACGGAAGGAAGAACATTTTTACCGTAACGATTGACGTAGATAATAAAGGCTTTTTCTCAACACATCGGGAAAATAATTTACTGTTCATAGAACTTAATCTCAAAGCTTACGAATTATCAGTATTAGAACGGTTTGTTTATGAAAATAGAAGTGAAAGGGTTTATATGCGGCTGCCAATTGATGACCTGATAATTGATAAAATGATATCACTGAATTGGAATATACTTTCCGAAGATAATGGGAAACTTACTCTAAGCAAATACTACTATGAACAAGCACGAAATTAAGAAGCTGATCGATAAAGCCAACCCGGTGGTGCTGGATATCGGCTGCTATAATGGTAAAGACAGCAAGGAATTAGCTGATATCCTTAACTGTGAAGTCCATTGTTTTGAACCGGATCCCTTATCGCAGGAAATATTCTTACAGGATCACATGAATGATCGCCGTTTAAAACTTTATGGTTGTGCATTGACGAATATTGATGGTGAGATTGATTTTTATCAAAGCGATCATCCGCAAAGTAATTCAGCCAGGCTGCCCCATGAACACTTGGATATATTCCCGGATATAAAATTTGATGATGTAATCACGGTATCCAGTGAAAGGCTGGATACCTGGTATCAGTCGGTCCTTAAAGATAAAATCATCGATTTTATTTGGGCTGATGTAAACGGGTCTGAAAAGGATCTGATCGATGGTGGAATTCAGGCACTCAGTAAGACCCGTTTTTTATACATAGAAGCCGCAAAAAAAGAATTGTACCAGGGACAGCCGCATTATGATTTCCTTAAACAGATCCTGCCGGATTTCAAAGCGTTGTGCATGTATAATTGGGGGGACAACTTCGGGAATATTTTATTAAAAAATATGGCTTTATGAATTGGGAAACGGTAAAGGAGTTTGAAAACAAGGTGGCCGAATTTTTCGGTGCGCCTTTTGGCATTGCTGTAGACAGCGCCACTCACGGCATCGAGCTTTGCTTACGATACACCAACGCAAAGGTTATTGCCTGCCCGAAGCGAACATACTTGTCAGTTCCAATGCTTGCTGAAAAATTAGGTATCAGACGAGAATGGATGGATTGGAATTGGGAAGATTATTATATGCTGACACCAAGAGTGATCGATGCTGCTGTTCTATGGAAAAGGGACAGCTATATCAGGAACACATTCATGTGCATCAGCTTTCAATTTCAGAAGCACCTTAATCTCTGCCGGGGAGGAATTATTTTGACCGATGATGCATTTGCTGCTCACATGTTAAGAAAGATGGCATACGATGGCAGGATCCCGGGCATACCCTGGCGCCAACAGAATGTTGAAGTAATAGGTTACCACTATTATATGGCACCAGAAACTGCACAATTGGGGCTGGATAAATTGGATGTAGCTATAAATACTGAGCCGAAAAAATGGAAGGTTGAAGAATGGCCGGACCTTACAAAAATGTCAATATTTAAAAATGGTTAGCAAGGCTGAAATTGATTTTTATAAACAGCACATTCAGGATTGGAATGTTGTCTTTGATGTCGGCTGCCAGCATGATAACATTTTCGATGAACTGAAGCCTGGAATTGAAGTCCACATGTTTGATCCAATAGGTAGTGCGGAACTACCGGATAAGATTAAAGGCAAATCAAATATTTATTATAATGAATTCGCATTAGGAAACTTTACCGGAACAGTTGGGTTCCATCCGGGTTATGGTTCCATCCATCATCGAAAAGAACTTGGTTCCAATTACGACCATACTGAAACAATGGTTCCTATTGATACTTTATTCAATTACTGCGACCAGAAAAATATCAAATCAATCGACCTGCTTAAAATAGACACAGAGGGGTATGATTTTGAAGTTATCAAAGGTGCAAAAGAATGGGTATTAAGCGGGATAAAATATATCCAGTTTGAAGATTGGTCAGACGAAATGTTTTTACAAATAATATACTATTTAGGAACAATGGTTAAAGATACTGTGCTATTAAAAAGCAAGCCAATAAACTATATTATAAAACTTCTATGAAGGCACTGATAACGGGAATTAGCGGACAGGATGGATCTTATTTATCCGAGTATCTTTTATCACTTGGTTACGAAGTGCACGGAATTATTCGCAGGAATAGTGTGCCAGAACACCAGGAAAGCAGGATTGGCCATTTGGAATCAAAAATAAAAACCTATTACGGCGATCTTATGGATATGGGATCGCTGCTTTCCATTGTTGACAATGTGCGGCCGGACGAGGTCTATAATTTGGCAGCACAGAGCCACGTGCGTATCAGCAGCGATGTGCAAAGTTTTACCGGAAATGTAAATGCCGTTGGTGCGTTGAATTTACTACAGGTGGTTAAATTCATTTGCCCGAAGGCGAAATATTACCAGGCTTCATCGAGTGAAATGTTCGGCAGTTCTGTTGATAACGATGGCTACCAGAGAGAGAGCACCCCAATGCACCCGGTTAGTCCTTATGGCGCTGCAAAACTGTATGCCTACCACATGACCAGGCATTACCGGAAGGCTTATGGAATGCATGCCTGCAATGGTATTTTATTCAACCACGAGAGCCCGCGACGTGGAAGCAATTTTGTTACCAATAAAGTAATTAAAGCGGCAGTGCAAATAAAGTTAGGGTTGCTCGATAAGCTACAATTAGGCAACATTGGTTCCTTCAGGGATTGGGGCCATTCAAAAGATTACGTCCGGGCTATGTGGATGATATTACAAAACCCCACACCGGATGATTTTGTGGTTGCAACAGGACAGGCGAGATCCGTAGAAGAAATGGTGCACTATGTTTTCGGCAAATTAAATCTTGATTACCGGAAATATATTGTAATAAATCCAAAATATTTAAGACCAGATGAATTGCCTTATTTAAGAGGCGATGCTAGTAAGATAAAGGGAACATTACATTGGGAACCGGAAATAAGTTTTGAGCGACTAATGGATGAGATGTTGGATCACTGGTTAACTATCTATGATAAAAACCACTTACCAGAATTCCTATGAAGACAATTTTCACCGCCATATTCGGTCCCTATGATGATCTCAAAGATCCACTGATCATCACTCCCGGATGGGATTATATCTGTTTCACGGATCAACCATTTAAAAGCGATGTGTGGAAAATAATCCAAAAGCCAATGATGCCGGAAGGTGCAGCCAGAACAGCCAGGTACTATAAGATAATGTTTCACCGGCATGTCGAAAGAGATGAAAGTATTTGGATAGATGCCAGCTTTATTATTAACTGTAACCTGGATGACTGGTGGATGCGATTTAAAGAGCCCATGACTTGCGTGAAGCATCCCATTAGAAATGATGTGTATGCCGAAGCACAGGCCTGTATTGATCAAAGGAGAGGCGATAGCAGGACAATTATGAAGCAGGTTGAATTATATTGGAAGATTGGCCTGCCGAAGAACAACGGCCTGATTGCTTCGGGGATATTAATGAGGCAAATGAAGCAGCCTGTAATTGATATCTGTGACTTATGGTGGCGCCAGCTGTCACAGCACAGTACCAGGGACCAGATATCACTTGCTTACGCCGTGTGGAAGATGCCGGTCCCTTATTACACTGAGTATAATTACAGCAGTGAAACTGATTTTTTGTATATGTATCATTTGAATTCCCCGAAACGGCAAAAGAGGATTGACTATTATAAATCGATAAATCTTTTAAAGTGAACCACACCTTCCTTTTAAATTTGATCGCTGAAAAAATAAAGGCTACATCCTATTTGGAAATTGGTGTGCAGAACACGGCCAACAACTTTGATAAAATTAAAGTTCAGGATAAGATTGGTGTGGATCCAAATGTTCAAAACAGTAAGATCCTTCCACTTACTTCTGATGCTTTCTTCCGGTTGAGTTCAAAGCATTTTAAACTTGGTTTTATTGACGGCCTTCACCATGATGACCAGGTAAAAAGGGATATCATCAATACGTGGTTTGCGCTAAAGCCTGGCGGTGTCATGATGATACATGACTGCAATCCCGATCGGGAAGAAATAACCCATACTCCAAGAGATAGCAAAATTTGGACAGGTAACGTCTACAAAACCATTTGCCAGATTGCTTCACCACCAAAATTTACTATAGACGTGGATTATGGGTGTTGCATTTTAAGAAACAATGATGACCGGTTATTATTTAATGACCGAGAAGTAAGCTGGGAAGATTTTGATAAAAACCGGAAGCAGTTATTGAATTTGGTAACCGTTGAAGAAGGATTAAAAATTATTGATTCATGGATCTAATCTACATTGTCGGAGCTGATTTAAAGCACAATCACCTGGAATTGAAGTATTCCATCCGTTCTATGCAGAAGCACCTGGATAGCATTGGCAAGCTTTTTATTGTTGGTGAATATCCATCTTTTTTAAACGGTGCCATTCATATCCCGGCCACGGATCCGCATAGGCATAACGATGCCAGGAATATCTATGAAAAAATACTGCTGGCGTGCAACGATAGGCGGGTAGGTAAAAAATCACTGTACTGCAGCGATGATTATTTCCTGAACCGGAATTTCAACAGCTCTGAGTTCCCTTATTTCTATGAGGGTGATATAATAACAGTCAACAACCGTGTGAGTGCAACCGGAACATATAAGCCATACGTGCAGGCTACACTGACCGCTTTACAGCAAAGAAATCTTCCGGTTAAATATTTCAATGTTCATTCCCCAATCATTTATGACAAGGCACTATTTAAAAAACTGATGCCTGACTTTGATTGGTCAGGAAAGTTTGGCTTTATCGCTAAGTCTCTTTATGGAAATGCCGCCGGGATTGAAGGTGTGCCGGTAATGGATTGTAAGATCAGGACACCAAAAACAAAAACAGCAATCGCCAGGTATATTAACGATGTGCCATTCTTTTCAACCAACCATCATGCCATCAATAAAGAAATGATTGAAACGCTGGAGGAATTGTATCCTGTAAAATCAAAATGGGAAATCTAAAAACTAAGGATAATGAAAATCACTAAACTTATTTCCTTCGCCTTGCTGTTGTGCCTATTATCATCATGCCAAAGAGGTTGCCAGAGAATGAAGCGCAAACTTACAAACTCACCAAGATCATACACCATTCAAATGTATAGCGGCGGCAAGGTGGTGTTTGAAGATAGTTTTAGGGGAATAATTAACCAGGAAGAGGGAAATGGTTGCTACTATTATAAATCAGACACATTGATTGAACTATCTGGCGACTATATCTTAAAATCAATTAAGTAAATATGAAAACACTAATCCTTACCCTTCTTTTCACACTTGCACTTAATGCCTGTATCAAAGAGCCATGCTTCACCGAAATTAGGGTCCCTGTGACGATGCTGTGCAAAAACACATCAAACTTAAAAACTATATCCATAAATTTCTACCAAGGATCCAGACCAGTGGGTGCTGATATCGTAAACTCTTCAAACTTTATACAGGACACAGCAAAGTATGTTTATAAATTTAAAGACACTGATCCCGATTTCATCACTTTTAAGACTTACACTTTAGATGGTGGTTGGGTCGAATATGGCACACACATCTTCGCAGATACTACACTGACAAATAGCACTCAGGAGAATGGTGTACTTATTCACTTTGAGGTATCAAAACAAGAGTGGCTGAACTGCAAACAATTGGAAATTCAAAACTTCCACGGGATGGAAAAGCAGTAGCGCATTAACGTTTTTCATATGGCAAGCATCGTTAGGCCGGCTGTCTTTACAGCTGGCTTTTGTTTATTACAGCAAACGTTGCACGCCTGGTTTGTGTGCTGTAGTGAACGTTACATTCTTATACCCGATCGGGGCGTTTTGGTACTATTTTACCCAATTAATACCTTTTCGGGTATAATCCTACAAGTTATTACGACAATTATCACGACAGAAACAATTCAATTACGACGAAAAGTATTTTTCCAATTATCCGGAATGATATTACCTTAGCGGAAGAAAACCGGAAATAGATTTTTCTATCTGTCAAGAGGTGCATACCCTGATAGAAAAATCTTATCCCCACAAGATGCTATTAAAAAATGCCCTTTGCGTATAACTATATATTATGTTATTTGGTTGGGGCTGTGGTGATCGGTTTTATTTTTTCACGTCTAAACCGATCACAAGATGGCGGGTGAATTAAAAGAAAAAAAAGAAGGGGTTACTAACGTCGGCACAGCCGACGAAAAAACACATCAACTAGAAACGACTGATCCAGAGAAAATAAACCTGACCTGTCAAAAAGAATTATTCTTTGACAAGCTAAAGGATAAGGTTGGAAAATTGATTGACCAGTTTCCGGACAAAAGCACAGTCCATTTTTTTGGCACTTACGCCGTAACTACCGAAACAATTATTTAGGAAATTTTCCACTTATCTGCTTGTCAACTTCGGCTTCATACCGCTTTCTGATTTTCTCATCAAATTTTGGACAACACTGTGATGGATATTCAATTTTGTTCTGAATAATTCTAATGCCTATTGGCTTTTTCCCATGTACGTCGCACACTAAATTATCAAGTGCTCTTTTTATTATCGGTAAATTCAATCCAGCCATAAGTTTTGGTTTCCTGTAAGATACTCATTGCTTTAAACGACCCAATAGAAGCGTGGCTTTTTTCTTGTATTCGCCCCGTGCGCCATTTAACATAAAATCAAGTTATATGGAAAGCTTCAAATTTCCCTTCTCTGCATCTTGTGGGGTTTCCGGTTTTCGTTGCCGGTCCCACATGTATTATCAATTGCATTTGGTATCTTTAATTTGCTTTGCTCTGTAGTATTTTAATTAATACTATATGGCAGATGTTGTCTGGAAAGATGTAATCGGGTTTGAAGGACTATATAAGGTAAGCAGCGATGGCAGGATATTGAGCCTTCAAAAAATTAGATATTGTAGTTCTGATGTAAATCCAGTAATATACCCTGATCGGGTGCTATCCCCAGGCGTCGTTAAGGGCTATTTTTTGGTCAGCCTCTCTAAAGACACAATTATTTTTCAGCGAAAAGTTCATAGACTTGTAGCCGAAGCCTTCCTTCCTAAGCCGATTCATAAAGATCAGGTAAATCATATTAACGGAATAAAATGTGACAATAGGGTTGAGAATTTAGAATGGTGCACAGCACAGGAAAATGTAATCCATTCATATAAGACCGGCTTAAAGAAAGGAAGAAAGTTTGGCGCCCATCATTCAGCAAAAAGAGTTTTAGATAAATCATTGGGCGTTCACTATGACACAGTAAAAGAAGCAGCCAGCGCCGAAGGGGTCGCATGGAGCACTCTTTCTTCCTTTATGAACAACCACCATAAACCCATGTCAACCAAAATGAGGCAACGATTAAGCAAATTTATTTTTCAAACCTAATAGCCTTTCATGCTGTCGTTGTTTGTTCCTGATGTCGTACACTTTTGCAACCATGCTGGTTGTCGTATGAGCGCTTAATTCTGCAGCTGCTTGTTCATCGAGGGCATCAACAACTTCCGTCACGTTAAGATGTTTCAGGTTATAAAATCCTACATCGATACCAAGATCCTGTTTCACGTAATATTGCCAGTAACGGCTTGTCATAGATTCACCCATTGGCTTCATCCCGGGCCTGAGTAGCGGACCGAAGATGAAATGATCATCAGGACAATTGTCCAAAAAATACTTCCAATATGGCAATGCGATGGTTTTGATTGTCCGCTCCACTTCCGTGTATTGCTTTCTCTTCTTTACAATGCATCTGTAAGTTTGCTTCTGCAGGTTGACCATCGATGGCTTCAGCTGTCGGAGCTCCGGCATCCGGCCACCGGAATGAAAGAACAGGTGCACGAAGTTTCGGAATGCCGGGAATACTGCAGCCAGATGCTCGTCAATCTTTTTTCGCTGATTATCAATCAATACTTTTTTCAATTTCTTGGTTACTGGTTTTTTTGAAATGTCCCGTAGCGGATTGGTCGGCACTGCTTCCAGTTCCACCAATTCTTTAAACAACATCATCAGGTAACCGCGGTACGTGTTATACCTGGTGTTGGTAAACTTGATTGAATTGATGGCGCATTGATCCAGGATGGTTTTTAAATGCCTCCTGGTAACGCTGTTAATCGATGTATTGTAAATGCCCAGCTGCCTGGCTGCCTTTTCCAACTTGGTGATCATGCTTTTCATATCAATTTTGGTGCGCTGAGTGATGGTTAATCTTGCTAGTGATTTCGTCAGCGCCTTAATAAACGGCGTAGTAGGATCTATCTCCGATTGATCAGAAATGCCAGGCGGTATAAACGTTTTGGTGATCGGGTTATAACCATCTTCTTTAAGGAGGCGCAATTCATTCTCCAGCAATTTTTCTGTTGCCTGCCGGCGCTCAGGCAATGTCCTGTAGACATTCATTCCCTTTACAAATACCAGCTTACCATACTTGTATTTATCCATATGCTCAGGATCCTTAAAGTAGTATTGAATACGCCATGTTTTTGTGAGCAGAGAAGCACCGCCATTGCGCCAATTCTTGGGGGAAACTGATAGGTCGCTGCACCAGCAGCCGTGAGGAAGTTGTAGCATTTCTATTACCGTTTATATTACCGTTAAGTAAATACTACAAAGCAAAAGTTCCGAATCGAAATCAGCCGAAAACCGCTGTGATAGTGGCTTTCAGCTTTGTGCCCAGAACAGGAATCGAACCTGCACATCCTTGCGGACACCAGATTTTGAGAATGAGGCTGGACGTTTTCAATTTGTAAACCTTTTGATCTATAGCTAGTTAGTTTTTTTAATATCATCGTATTACGCACCAGATTCTCATGACTATTACCGGCACTATTACCTCCAGCTATCTCCTCGACTTCAGCTCCAGATCCACGGCCCGTACAGCTTCTCTCAATTGTTCCATCGGCTTTCTTTCAGGCTTTCGCAACCTGGTGTTGGCGAATCCGAATATATAATCAGCACTTGCACCGGTGAGCTGGCATGCATTCCAAATATGCTCTTTTGTAAAACCTTGCTGGCCTTTACGCGTGTTGCTGATGTTGGTCCTGGTAAATCCGATCTTCTCCAGGTAATCAGCCTGATTGACTGCAATGCCATCAGCAATTGCCCACTCCATCAGCTGCAGCATGCGTTCGTCAGATATAAATAGTTTTGGCATCGTTAATATATTTCTGCTGGCTTTTCTTTTGGCTGTTTTATAAATGGTACTATTGTGTCAATTGCAGCAATCTTAACTTTAAAATATTTTACAGTTTCTTCGGTTAGCCGTTCTGCTTCCTCCTTATCATAGGTAACAACACGCCCATCCTTACTATCGACCATGAAATAAAATGGTACTGGAGATGGGTCAACAACATCGTAACCTTCATATCTTTTGTTATTTTCCAAAGCAACGATTTTGTGAATCCAATAAGTTTGACAAGCTTCTTTAAATGCACTCGTATCGTTTGGGGCTTTGAAAACCTTCTTTTTCTCAGAATCAAATTTTGACACCGGGTGTTTACTTATTATCGTGACACTATATTCTTTTTCCCGGGGCGTACAGCTGACAATAATTCCCACTGACAACCCTATGGCAGTCAGAAAAATCAGCCTGTGGGCGGTTGTTTTTGCGATCATTTCAGTATCAAATGGTTAAAAATGTTAACAAATTTTATCGTGTATACCCTTCGTAAGTATGCTATAAAACATATAGTATTGTTACACCATTACAAGCTGTAAAAACACGAACTAAATATGAGCACTACGAACCAAAACACCCCGAACTGCGCTACCTGCCCAAACCAGAAACGCTGCCCTTTTTTCTCGCCTTTTTCAAACTCGAATGAATTTTTAATTTGCCCTCGGTTTCTATCGGTAAAGGATCGTCCTGCTGGAAAGCATGGCGCTGCTTTTTATCTTTCGCCTGAGAAAGCGAAGAAGCTTTCAAGATTTCAGTTAAACTAACCAAAGCCTTGTTTACAAGGTTCTCATTATTAATTGTCAGCCTTTCTCCCTGACGGGCCAGCGTCTCGGCGTGATCAACCAATTTTTTATTAGTCTGCTCTAAACTGGCAATTATTGCCAGGGGATCTGTTTTGGTTCTAATCAGGTATTCCACTGGTGGCTCCTCGAAAAGCTTTTCTAATGACCTTTTTTCATGTGAAACAGAAATTTCTGTATTACCGTTGAGCCCAAAGTGTTTCTTAAATTTCTCCCAACCTTCAGGTTGAATGTTTTGTCGCCTGCCTAAGATTTCTGTTATAGTCGACTTACCTACTCCTATAATCCCAGCCAAATCGACGTTTGAAGGCAATAGTTTATCCTGGTCTAGCCTCTTATATGCTGCTATAAAATCCTCCGTTCTTGGTTCAATTTTCCTCGCTTTTGCCAACGGGTAAATTTTTTTTTGTAAAAAAATCCAGAAAAATTTGGATCGTACAAATATTTCTGTATATTCGTACGGAAATTGCAGTATTGCAAATAAAACTACAAACATGCAACTATCAAATATAACAATTCTGGCTTTACGAGGGTGCGACATCGAAGTCAAGCAGAAGATAGCGGATGCAGCCGGGGTTTCCATTGACACCGTATACCGGTGGATCAAAGGAAACGACGATAATTTAACTAAGGCCGCTGTATTAAAGGTTATTCGTGAGGAGCTGGGATTATCTGATTCTCAGATACTGGAGGAGACGGAGGTTAAGGCTGATTAAATATAATCATCCTTTAGCCAATATATATTTAAAATAATACTAAGGTAATTATAATAATTGCACGAAGTGACGACGGAACAAAAAATTAGGAAGGCCCTGGCAGACATCGAGATGGCACAGACCCATAACCAGCAGGCCGCAAATCTTTACTACAAAGCAAAAGAACGGTTGGAGAGTGTCTACTCACCAACCGGCCCCAAAAGGGTTAAGGCCTTAAACAATGGCCAGGTGTCGCACCTGGTGACCAGAAGAATGAACAGTATCAGAAAACGATAAAAGCAAAACTGTATGGCAACACAATTTCCTAATAGTATCCCGGCAATACCGATGGTGAGGATCCTGCGGCAATATGCCACCGCACACAGGCTGCCATTTGATATGCGACGCTGGGAAGACATAGTAAGATGCTATCATCATTACAGTGAACACGCCAAAAGATTAAACTGATGCAAGCCTTATCCGAAGCTGAAAAGAGAACCCTGGACGAGTTAAAGACTGTAAAGCTGGAAAGCATTTGGGGAATAGTAATCAGTAATGTAGTAAAAGATATTGATCCTTATAAATTCCGGTACCTGATATGTGAACTGAAAAGCCAGGCTGCTGATGCTCCTGACTGTATGAAACAGATCCTTGGTCCCGCCTATGAAAGCGTAATAAATCTTTGAATAACCTTTTTTAAAGCCCCTATGAAGATGAAATATGAAAAAGCTTTATACTATCGTAATGGCGGTTTTTATGCTGCTGATCGCCATTATCCTTTTGACAAGCTGTGCAAGTCCTTATAAATGCTATCCAAGCAAGAAATCAAAGGACTATGCAACAAGAGTGTGGATGAATCAAAGAAGTGACGGTTATTGGAAGGTGTACGTAACCAGGGGAATGATGCCTACTAAAATGTTTTTGTACGAGTGCAGGCCAGATACCATTAACGTCGATAGTTTATTTAAAGGTTGATCATCCTGAAAAGCCAGAATAACAATATTCTTTGAACGGCTTTACTGAACAAAAGGTTTTGGTTAATGGTCGCTTCAATCCGCCAGTTGGCGGATCAAGCAGGGCGGTGATGATAGGATGGTACCTCAAAGCCGCCCTTTTTTAGAAAGTTATTTGAGCAAAATAATTAAAGAGCCTCTTTGGTGGAAGAGGATGTTGGTTAAAACGGGTCGGCTTGGTTCGGGCCGGCCCATATTTAAAACAATCAAACTGAATAGTATGAAAGCAATTGTAACGATCGTCTTTTTTGAAGTGATGGGAAAGAAAAGATATGTATCTGATCTGACAGTAAGAACGGACAATTCCATCCTTCCAATTTATAATACTGATAAAGACGAGGCGCACCATTTCTTCAATATAGAAGCTGCAGCAACTGCTATCGGGAAATTCCACAACGTGCATAACCGGGAATTCAAAACAGAACCATATCAAGTAAGGCTATCAACGAAGAATCCATTTTCAGCCAGGTCAGCTGGTGTCAAAGGTGCCTTAGTAGATTTAAAATAAAACAGCCCCGCTGCGAGCGGGGCCATTAATAATCTTAAAAAACACAACACAAAGGTATGACAACTGAACTAATCAAACTTACCCTCACCAATTTTAAAGGGATCCGGCACTTCAGCTCGGAGTTTGCACATGTTGCAAATATCTGCGGCGACAATGCTACGGGTAAGACAACACTGAAGGATGCTTTCCTGTGGCTGTTCTTTGGTAAAGACAGCACAGATCGCAAAGATTTTGAGATCAAAACCCTGGACGCTAACAATCAACCTTATCATAAACTGGATCACGAAGTGGAAGCATTGATCCGGGTGGATGATAATCTGCTCATCATCCGTAGGACCATGCGAGAGAAGTGGGTGAAGAAACGTGGCGAACAGGATGCTATTTTCTCTGGCCATGAGACCGCCTTCTTCTGGAACGATGTACCGATGAAGGAAGGAGAGTACCAGGCAAAGGTGGCCAGCGTGTTCAATGAAAACATCTTCAAGCTGATCACCAACACCGACTATTTCAATTCACTGAAGTGGCAGGACCGTCGCGGCGTGTTGATGCAAATGGCCGGCACCATTTCAAATGATGATGTTTTTAATACCATTCTTACTGCAGCCAACAAGGGAAATTTCACCGCGCTGATCAATGCACTCAACCAAAAGAAAACGGTTGATGATTTCAAAAAGGAAATCGTTGCCAAAAAGAAAAAGATCAAAGATGAGCTGGAGCAGCTGCCGGCACGTATCGATGAAGCAAACCGGTCCCTTCCGGAACAGATTGATTATTCTGTTATCGAGCAGTCAATACAAGCCACCAACGAAGTCCTGGAGAATGTGGAAGATCTTATTTCAAATAAGACCAAGGCTCAGAAGGAACGCCAGGAGGCTATCCTGACAAAAATCCGGGAGGTAGGAAAGTTACAGCAGCAAGCTCAGCAGATTGAATTCAGCGAACAGCAAAAGGCGAAGGAGCACAAGATCGAAAGAGAGAAAGCGATCCTTACTAAAAAATCAGAGCTACGTGCTAAGAATGATGAACGGTCGCGCTTGCTAGTTGACTATAGCACCGAAGAAAAGCGGAAGGCCGGATTGCAGCTAATAAAAGATGAGCTGGCTAAGAAGTGGCAAGCGATCAATGCGGAGCAATTGGTGTTTAACGAAAACGATTTCCATTGCCCGGCCTGTAAGAGAGCTTATGAAACCACCGACATCGATGCGAAAAAGGATGAGCTCACCAATAACTTCAATACTGATAAAACACGCCGGCTTACTGATGTAACGGAACGCGGGATGAAACAAGCCGATGATATCAGGATCATTGACGCCAACATGGGCACCATTCAAAACAAAGGCGTTGTTTTAAAATCAGAAATAGATCTGTTGCAAAATAATATCGCCATCCTGGAACAGGAACACAGCCGGATGTCACAGAATGAAGAAGTGGAAGTGAAAGAGGCGATCGCTACTAATACAGAGTATTTGGCGCTGCAGGAAACGATCACGCTTCGCAATGAAGAGATCAATGCCAAACAGCCGGAAGATAACAACGCCGAGTTGATTACTCGTAAAAAAGAGCTTCAATTAAAAATTGATGAACTGAAAAGTCAGTTGGCCGGCAAAGCGCAGCGGGAAAAGACACTGGCGCGTATCACCGAATTAAAAGAACAGGAATCTAAGATGGCACAGGAGCTGGCCACCCTGGAAGGTGTTGAATTCAGCATCGAGCAATTCGTGAAAGCTAAAATGGATGAGCTGGAAAACCGGATCAATGGCCGATTTAAGATCGTTCGCTTCAAAATGTTTGAAGAACAAATCAACGGTGGGAGGATAGAAGCCTGCACCACCCTGATCAACGGTGTGCCATATAGTGATGCCAACACTGCCGCCAGGATCCAGGCTGGCCTTGATATCATCAACACGCTTTCGGATCATTATGAAACCTACGGTCCGGTATGGGTGGATAACCGCGAGAGTGTGATCAGGCTTCCAGAAACAAAATCCCAGCTGATCAATCTTATCGTATCGGAAAAATATAAGAAGCTGACTGTACTGCCCAGTGAAGAAATGGCAATGGCTTAAACATTATTTATTAAAATATTCAACTAAAATAAAATGACTACTCAAACTCATAATAACGGCGCCGCGACTAACCTTCCTGCAGAAAGGAAGCAGACAAAATCTGAGCTGATGCTTTCCTTCTTTGAAAAGGATACTGTAAGAACACAGCTAAAAAACGCTATGCAGGATAATGCCGATTCATTTATCGCTTCGGTAATTGATTTATACACAGGCGATGACACGCTTCAAAATTGCCACCCGGAACTAGTAGGAATGCAGGCGCTAAAAGCAGCCGTGCTGAAATTGCCAATCATAAAGGCGCTTGGCTTTGCCTATATCGTGCCCTTTAAGAAAGACGGCAAACAGATCCCACAATTCATGATCGGCTACAAAGGGCTAATTCAGCTGGCCATCCGGACCAATCAATACAGGATCATTAATGCCGATGTGGTCTATGATGGTGAATACAGGTCTGCCAATAAGCTTACCGGTGAATTTGATCTTACCGGCCAGAAAAAGAGCGATGCTATCATCGGCTACTTTGCTCACTTCGAAACCAAAGAAGGCTTTTCGAAAACACTCTTCATGACAAAGGAAAGGGTAACGGCCCACGCTCAGAAGTATAGCAAATCATTCAACCAGAACTATTCTCCGTGGAAGACAGAATTCGATGCGATGGCCATTAAAACCGTTCTACGTGGATTAATCAGCCATTGGGGTATCATGTCAACAGAAATGCAAACAGCTATCACCGATGATGACCGGGACGTCGCTGAAAGAACTCTCCAGGAAATAAAGACCAATGCCAACAAAAAGGATATGTCGTTTGATGCTGTAGATGAAGCTGACCAGGTGAATGAAGATCAAAATCAAAACACAAACAACGGGCAACACGCAACAGCTCCCTTCTAAATGCAACTAACCATCATCAATAGCAATTCTTCTGGCAATGCTTACGTGCTGCATAATGAGTACGAAGCTTTGCTGATTGAGTGTGGTGTACGATTTGACCAGATCAAACAGGCACTCAACTACAACCTGAAGAAGGTGGTTGGGTGCCTTATCACACACGAGCATAAAGACCATTGTAAAGCCGTGACGGATGTGATGGCCGCCGGCATCAATGTGTTTTCCACGTTCGGTTCGCTCAATGCTATGGGTGTTTCGATCAGTCACCGGGCCAATGCGATCACACCAGGTCAGTCTTTTCTTATTGGAGAATTCAAGATCCTTCCTTTCTCGGTGAAGCACGACTGTGCGGATCCCGTCGGCTTCCTGATCAATCATAAAGAAACAGGCAATGTACTATTCCTGACGGACAGCTACTACTGTGAGTACACATTCAAGGGACTGAACAATATTATCATTGAAGCTAACTATTGCCAAAGCATTCTGGATAAACGCCTCGAGGATGGCACAAACCCATTGTTCCTTCGGGACCGGGTGATCACCAGCCATATGAGCCTGGCGACATGCAAGGAGACGCTAAAAGCAAACAACCTGGCAGAAGTCAACAATGTGGTGCTGATTCATCTGAGCGATGGTAACAGCGACGCGAAGCGGTTCAAACGTGAAGTTCAGGAAGCCACCGGGAAAACCGTGCATGTAGCTGAACCTGGATTAACAATTGAATTCAATAAACAACCTTTTTAAAAACTAACAATGGAAAATCTTCAAGTAACCAAAAGCAACGCCTTAACGGCTTATAATAATGGCGATGTAACTATAAAGAAAGCGCTCAGTGATCTTTTTGGAAAAGAAGTCTTTACACCAAAAAACATTATGGAGCAGGTTAAAACAGCCGATGATGCCTTTGCTATCAAAGGTATCTCGATCGGTAGCATCGTGAATGATAATGACACGACCGACGAAATAGCCTACAAGATTTTAAAAGTAATTGTTGAAGTATTAAATGAAGGCTGGGTTCCTGACTGGAAAAACTCCAACCAGTACAAATACTATCCATGGTTTGACTTGTCTTCGGGTTCCGGCCTGTCGTTCGGCGACGTTGACCCGTACTCGATTTCGACTGTCGGCTCTCGCCTTTGCTTTAAAAGTAGTGAGCTCGCCGTATATGCCGGGAAGCAATTCATAAAAGAGTACACTGATTTTTTCATCATAAAATAATGTCCATGTCGAAAATCAAAACATTTGAAGCTGCTTGCAAGTTTCTAAAACTGGACCCGGATAAGGTTCTACCTAAAGTTACGGGCGTGCCTAAGCATCACCAGGAAGCAATTGTAGCACATGCTAAGCTGGTGATCATTGCTGAAGCATTAAATACTGAAGCGAATGACGGCAAACCGTGGAAACCGGATTGGACTAATGGTAATTGGGATAAATACTATCCATGGTTTGACTTGTCTTCGGGTTCCTGCCTGTCGTGCGGCGACTTCGATCTCCGGATCTCGGCTTCGTATGTCGGCTCTCGCCTTTGCTTTAAAACTGCGGAGTTGGCAAAGTATGCGGGAAAACAGTTCTTGAAATTATATGAACAATATTTCCTGCTGAAAAAGTAGGAATGGGTGGTGTGCTGCTAGAGCGGCCTTCTTCAGGTTCCAGCCTGTCGTACAACGACTACGATAACCAGAACTCGAATTCGAATGTCAGCTCTCACCTATGCTGAATTTAAGTAGCGGCGCAGACCCTGCCTCTTGGCAAAAGATAACTAATTAACAAAATTCATTGGTAGGGTAACCGAAGGTGAGTTTTTAAAGCAAAGCGCCGAAGTGAGACGAATTAAAAATCTATATCAGGAAATCTGCAGCATGAAAAACCTGTTGCTTGCAGATGAAAAAGCCAGAAAAGGTAAAGCCTGGCAATACGGCGTTCGGATCCATGAGAAAAACAGGGATGGGAATCTACTCGTATTGCAGGACCAGTTACTCAACAAAACATATAAAACTTCCCACTACACCACTTTCAAGGTTTATGAACCAAAGGAAAGGGAAGTATTTCGCCTTCCATATTATCCTGACAGGATCACCCATCACGCTATAATGAATCTGATGGAACCCGTGTTTGTCTCAGTCTTTACCGCCGACACATATAGCTGTATTAAGAAGCGTGGAATTCATGCAGCCGCGTATGCCGTTAAAAAAGCTTTGCGGGACGTACCTGGCAGCCAATATTGCCTGAAACTTGACATAACGAAATTTTACCCAAATATTGATCACGATGTCTTAAAGCAGCTGTTGAGAAGGAAAATAAAGGACCAAGATCTTCTTTGGCTACTGGACGAGATCATTGATAGCGCACCCGGGCTTCCGATCGGCAACTATCTCAGCCAATACCTGGCAAATTTCTATCTCACTTATTTTGATCATTGGATAAAGGAGCAGCTGCAGGTGAAGTATTACTTCCGTTATGCTGATGACCTCGTGATATTGTCTGGTAATAAAGAAATCTTACACATGGTGTTTGACAGGATCAGTGAATACATGAGCGATCGGTTAAAGCTTCAGGTGAAATCCAACTGGCAAATATTCCCGGTTGATGCCAGGGGAATTGATTTTGTCGGATATCGGTTCTGGCATACTCATACTCTTCTCCGGAAAACAATTAAGAAAAACTTTGCCAGGATGGTCCATATGAACCGAAACGATGCGTCGATCGCTTCTTACTTGGGTTGGGCGAAACATTGCAACAGTAATCATTTAATAAAAACATTATTACATGAAGCGGTTTAAGGAATTGGGTATTGCCGCACCGGCGAAAGGATTTGTTGGTGATAAAATAAAGATCGCCAGGATACTCAACAAGGAAGTAATGGTGGAGGCCTTTAAGATTGAAGCATCAAAGTTCCCGGATAAAGGATCCGGGCAGCGTCTATGCCTGCAGCTGATGGTGGATGGCGAGAAGAGGATCCTGTTTACCAGCTCCGGTTTTATGATGGAGATGATAAAGAAAGTGCCGGCGGAACATTTCCCGTTCTTAACAACCATCTGTGAGATTAATGAGCATTACGAGTTTTCTTAAAATAAATATTCAACTATAAAAACGCAACCAATGTCAGAGTCACTAACACCCACGATCGTAAAGCAAAACTTACGGGTGGATCTATCGGCAAAAGAGGTCCACGATTATTCCATTCAGCTGGCCAACGAAAATAAAAAAGTCGTGTCCATTGAAGAAGAAAAGAAATCGATCATGTCGCAGTATAAAGCCAAGATAGATGAATCAAAAGCCCGCATTAACAAACTATCGGCTATTGTCACAGACGCCTTTGAAATGAGGGATATAGAATGTGAAATAGAATACAACAAGCCGGAGCACGGGAAGAAAACCATTATCCGGAGAGACATCAACAAGGTGCACGCCATAGAAAAAATGGATGATCATGAGCATAATCTTTTTACACAAGTGGATGATGATGACACCAGCGATTTGTTGAACGCTGAACTGGAAAAGCTGAGTGGGAATGGAAAATCAGGAAGAAAAAGCCGTAGGAAATTTTAATTCTTAGATTCTGTGAAATCAATACATAAGATTACTAACCCCACCGTAACAGCTAAACGCACCTGCAGAGTTTGTGGCTGCACCGATGATGATTGCCGGCAATGCGTTGAAAAGACGGGATCCCCTTGCTATTGGGTAGATGAAGATCTCTGCAGCGCCTGTGTTGACCAGGAGAAGCCATCTATTATGCTCGGCAATTCCGAAGTGCCGGTAGATCTCACCGACAAAGAATTTAATCAACTAAAAAATTTGATGGACAATAAATCTTCTTCATCCCAAAATAATAATGCTATGTCACAACATCAACTACTATTTGTAAAGCTATCCGATATCAACGCTTCTGAAACCAATCACCTGCAGCGCGACAAGTGGGAGCTGGAGGAAACTGCTTTAAAAGAGCTGGCAGAAAGTATTTCACAGAAAGGGGTAATACAACCGATCATGCTTCGCCCTAATGGCAAGGCCGGTAAGTACTTCCTGGTCTGCGGGGAGAGGCGCTTCCAGGCATCCCTACTGGCGAAGCAAACCGATATCCCGGCATTCATAAAAACCATGACGGAAGATGAAGCCTTTGAGCTGCAGATCACCGAGAACCTGCAACGCAAAGATGTGCATCCTATTAAGGAAGCTCAGGCCTACAAGGCGCTGATCGATGCGAACCCGGAAAAGAATACTATAAAGGAGTTGTCTTTACGATTCGGAAAGTCGGAGGCTTACATCACACAGCGCCTGGCATTTAATAATCTCATTCCTGAAATGAAGAAAGAATTCGCAGAAGGAAAGATGCTGATCGGTCACGCTCAACTATTCTGCCGGCTGCAGCCAGATGATCAGAAGGTGGCTTTCAAAGAATGCCGCGAATTTGGTTTTGGTAGTGATAAAAGAGAATACGAAACGATCGAAACGGTTGAATCTTGGATTGATGATGAAATCATGCATGTATTATCCGAAGCTCCATTTGATAAGAAGGATCCGAACCTGGTACCCAAAGCTGGCCCATGCACCACATGCCCGAAGCAATCAGGAGGTAATTTATTATTCACTGATATCAAAGAGAAGGATCGTTGTTTTGATGGCAAATGTTATGCATCCAAGAAATTGGCCCACACGATTAACCAAATTAACAAACTCGTTCTCACTGAACCGGCGATGCCTGTAGTTAAGGGTTGGAGTAATGATAAATTGGATCCCTCGGTTGATAAATTACTAAAGGATAATAAGATTAAATCACTAGTGAAATACAACGACTGGGATGAAGCAAATAAAAAGGACAAGGGATCCACGATGGCGCTTGTTATTAGTGGCCATGACCTGGGTAAGATCATAGGCATCAAATTCAAAGAAACGGAAAAAGCAAAAGCTGCAAAGGCTGCAGCTGCGGAGTCCGATAAAGAAGTGCTGACGGCTTCAGCGATCGACCAGCAGGTCGCCGGCATTAAGGACAGAAAGAAACGATCGGAAGAACTGGATGCTGATAAAGTACATCACCGTATCACCGAAACGCTGAAGGACCTGAGACCTTACAAAGAGAAATATACCGGAGGCCTTGATCCGACAGAATACAATGCCCTGGTCTATCTCGCTTATGAGAATGCTGGCTATGATACACAGCATCTGGTGGACAAGGAGCTCAAATTAAAAGGTGGTCTATCATACCGCGACGAGAAAATAAAACTTGTAGAGAAGCTTTCGGAGGCTCCTGTTGAACTAAAGAACCTGATCATCCGGTCGGCGATCGCTAACCGATATATCGGACTTAATGTCTTACCAAGCCTGAAAAGTCCCGGATCCTGGCTGGTCCGGAAAATCGCTGAAACCTATCCCGGTGTGCCGATAAAGGAATATGAAAAGGAACAAAAGGTGATCAGTGATAAACGTGATGCTTCTGCGGCAAAAAGGATAGCTGACCTACTGAATAAAAAGAAGGAACTGAAACCCGCAAAGGCCAAACCAAAAAAAGCAGCTGCAAAGAAATGACCGATTGTAAACCTATTAAAGAATAAGATAGGCAATGCCTGATGAAAAACTTTTTAGTCCGCTGGAGATCCAACTTGTCCGTTCCTCGCTGGCCACCAAAACAGACCAGGAGATTGCTGATCTGGTGGAAACTAGTGTCGCGAATGTGCGGGAGCTAATCAACGAGATCACCGGTGGTAATTCGGATGAAAGATCCAGGGATGTCATTAAATACCAGGAGGAATGTCGGCAGGCTAAAAAGAAGAAGAAACCGGTAATTGATAGAGCCCCTTCTCATAAGCAACAACTGGTTGATAAAACCAAGGCCCGGCTGAAGGAAAGAAAGGACGCTGAAAATAAATGGGAGAAACAAAGAGCGATTAACAAAGTTCGGGAACACAGGAGAACTTATAAAACCCTTGAAATAGATATGACTAAAATGATATCGGTTAGGATGGATAAAAGGACTTGTGTGCTGGTAGAACGCCAATCGACTCAACAGGCTACGGATGCATTGATCGCTCAGGCTAAAGTGCAATTCGAACTCACCAAACGTAAAAACCCACTTTTCAATAAAGATCAAAACTAATATTTATGCAACACCAGGTATCCAAGATAAAAGTTTATTGTACGGAAAATTACAACCTGTTTAAAAAAGTTGATGGTAACCGCGGCCTCAATACCAAGAAGATTGAACGGATCATTTCAGAGATCGAATCCGGTAATGATGTCCTGGATCTGCATCCTGTTGTCGTAAAAGAAAATAAGACTTCTTTGGAGGTCCTCGATGGCCAGCACCGAATAGAAGTCGCTAAAAGGTTGAAGCGGCAGGTTCATTACGTGCTCAAAAAAGAAGCGATGAATCTTTACCAGGTGGCCAAGGTCAACAGCAATGTGGAAAAATGGAAGGCGGATGATTTTATTAAATGTTACATCGCTGCCGGCAACAACAACTACAAGCAGCTGGAAAAATTTCATCAGACCTATAATATATCTGTTGGCGTTTGCCTGACTATGCTGGACCAGGGAATTATTAATAACGACCAGGGTGCTACAGCAAACTTGTACAGGGATTTCGAAACCGGTGTTTTCGTTGTGAAAAAATATAAAGAAGCCGTTCAGCTGGTGGAGATATGCAAATCGTTTGAAGCCTTTGAAGGGTGGAACCACAGGAGTTTCATCCTTGCGATATCAAAAATAATCAGCTCAGATAAATGCGAGATGGATGTCCTGCTGAAAAAATTTAAGGCGGATCCCCGGCTTCTGCAAAAGCAGTCAGACTGGAGGAAATACCTGACCAACCTGGAAGAGATTTATAACATCGGCAATCATAAAAGGCGCGTGATCTTTTAATGGATCCGGACTATAAAATATTATATGAAAAGCTCTGCGATAAAGTGAAGCGGATGCGCAGCTGGCAGAAGCAGAAGGAACAGAGGATCCGGTATGGTATACTGCTCGGTAAGGATGACCATTTACGTATGCGCCGGCTCGAGCGGGAAGTGGACAATATTTTACTACTGGATGAAAAAGGAATGGTGGTGTTTCAAAAAGCAAATCATAAATAATGACAGAAAAACAAATCATCGAACGACTGATGCTGAAAGTGGAAGACGTCCGCAAGGCACAGCGGGATTATTTCAAGAACCGTATGGATGTGAGTAAGCGACTCAGCATCGCTAAGGAGAATGATCTGGATGAATATGTAAAGCAGCTGCGCCGGCAGGGATATACACCGGAGAGCCAGGCAGGATCCTCGCAACAGAATAAAATATTTTAACTGTATGAATTATTCAGAGAAATTGAAGGACCCAAGATGGCAGAAGAAACGGCTTGAGATTCTTGAGCGGGATGAATTTACATGTCAATCCTGTACTGATAAAGCTACTGAATTACATGTCCATCATATAAAATATACAGAAAACCCATGGGACGCTCCTCCAGCTGATCTAATCACTTATTGCAAATATTGTCACCTGATCCATGAAACTATAAAAAAGAAATATCCGGGAACTAAGGTCATACGGATTATCAAAAGGTCGTATGTCTCAACGGTGTTTATCCCTTTCTCTGTATTATTAGATTATGAGCAAGAAAATAAGCATAGGATTCTAGCTATCTTTTTCTGCTCATACCAGGATGGTCGAATAGATTACGATTTTTTAGTTGATTTTAAAGGATTACTTAAAGAAGTCTCAGATATATCAGAATATATATTTGATCATTACATAGATCTTAATAAAGATAACCACCTGCCAGATATGTACAAAAATTGGAAAACTTGGCCAGTAAATGACGATCTACCATTCAAATAACTATGGGAAAACGATTTAGAGAAACCAATATCAGCCGGGAAGCCTGGTACCGAAAACTATCGCCAGTATATAAATGCGCCTGGAATTTTTTGTGCGACGAATGCGATGTGGCTGGCGTCTGGTCTATTGACGATGATGCGCTTGTATTTTTTGTTGGCGAACATATCGACCTGAAACAGTTTATGGCGGCTGTTAACTCAGATAAGATCAGGGTTGAGTATTATGGGAAGGATAAGTTATTTATTCCGGGATTTATTGAGTTCCAGTATGGCCAACTCAGCGAACATTGCAAGCCTCACCAGAAAATAATATCTCTTCTTAAAAAGTATCAATTATTGGAAAGGGTGTGCAAACCCTATACAAAGGGTATGGATACCCTACAGGAAGAAGAAGAGGATAAGGAAGAAGAAAAGGAAGGGGAAACAGAAAAGTTGGCGTCAGTTAAAAAAATAAAATTGTTAACCCCAAGGCTATCCATTGATGATCCAGATCCGGTCCTGAAAACAGAATACGACGGTATTATCACGGAAGTTAATAACGGTTTGGATATAAAGCAGTCGTGGATTAAAATAAAGGATTTTATCGACCAGAAGAAACCGCATTTTGTGGAACCGTTTGTTGACGTTTGGAACATTTTCGCCACCCACAATAACTTAACAAAGGTTAATTCGATTACGCCGAAGCGTAGAACCAAATTTAAAGTTAGAATTCGTGAGCCTGAGTTTGAATTTATTAAAATTCTTGATGCCATCAGGAGGAATGATTTCTACCTCGGCAAGGGAAATTCAGATTGGAAGGTTGATTTTGATTTCATAATTCATTCCCAGGATAACTACATAAAAATCATAGAACGAAGAGCCTAATGCCAGATAGACCACGAAATAAGAAGCAGGATGTGGAAATGATGATATACGGAAAAATTCCTCCGCAGGCCCGGGACGTGGAGCAATCTATTCTCGGCGCGATCCTCCTTGAACGTGATGCATTTGACCGGGTGAATGATTTGTTACGGCCGGAATGTTTTTACGTGGAAGGCCATCAGCACATTTACGAATCCATGCAGCAGTTGAGCCGTACAAGTCAACCGATCGATGCGCACACGGTGATGGAAGAGCTTCGCAAACGCGAACAGCTGGAAATAGTTGGCGGACCATACTACGTCACACAACTGACCAACTTCGTCGTCAATAGCGCCCACACAGAAAAGCATTGCAAGATCGTCTATGAGAAATGGCTGAAGCGTGAAATGATTCGCCTGGGCGGCCAACTGGTCAGCGACGCGTATGAAGACAACACAGACGCTTTTGATTTACTGGATGATCTGGAAAGAAATTACCAAGCTATCACCAGCCAGATGGGCATGCAGACAATAACACCACTCGATGCCGAGCTGGTCCCGATCTTCAAACGCATCGCTGAGCTGCAGCAGCGCGATCAGCACATCACCGGTGTTCCATCCGGATATTATCCGCTGGATAAAATCACCCATGGCTGGCAGCCGACAGATCTCATTATCCTGGCAGCAAGACCATCAGTAGGTAAGACAGCGTTCGCACTCAACCTGGCACGTAATGCTGCACGCACGGCGCTGCGCGATCGCCCAGCGGTTAAAGTCGGAATGTTTTCTCTGGAAATGAGCAAGCAGCAGCTGGTGGAAAGAATGCTGGCATGCGAAAGTGATACCTGGCTATCCAAGATAAAAACAGGCCAGCTGGAAAAAGAGCACCTGCAGCGGCTCTACCAATACGGTATTCAACCGCTGGCTGGTCTGGGAATTTACCTGGATGATACTGGTGCATTAAATGTCTATCAGCTGCGTAGTAAGTGTCGGTATATGATCCGGAAGTTTGGTGTCAAGCTAATCATCATCGACTACCTGCAGCTGATGTCAGGTGTGGAGGACCGTAAGATTAACAACCGGGAGCAGGAGATCAGTAACATCAGCCGCAACCTAAAATTATTGGCCAAAGAATTGAGTGTGCCAATAATAGCATTGAGCCAGCTGAGCCGGGATGTTGAAAAAAGAAAAGGCGAAAATCCACGTCCACGTTTAAGCGATCTCCGGGACAGTGGCGCATTAGAACAGGATGCAGATATGGTGATGTTTTTATATCGTCAGGAAGCGATGGATGAAACTCTCAAAGGACAGATCCTTTTATCGATCACTAAGAACAGGCACGGTGCACTTGCGCAGGATGATGAGGCGATAAAGTTTCGTGCGGATCTGCCAACACAAAAATTCTCCATATGGCTGGATGATCCTTTATCGATAACACAGTCGGCCGGCATACCCGGTGGGAATTGGAGGCCTGTTAAAACAGAAAACCAGGGACTTCCTTTTGCGAATGATTAGCAATTTTAATATAAACCAAAGCGCATGAAAATAATAAACGCACCGGTAAAGTCATACATCCGTAAATGGGCCGGGAAAAAGTCGCCAATTGAAATGGCAGTTGATCTGGATGTCAGTAAAAGCCTGATTGTTTCACACGCATCCAGGATGAACATTAGCCTGCAGAAGAAGGACATTATCAAATCAAACAAGCTGATTGATAAAATAATTACCCAGCATCATAAAGAAATGACGCCAAGAGAAATGGCAGCCCTGGCAAATGTCGGCATACATCGGATCAGGCACCGAGGGTACAAGCGCGGAATTGAATTCGTAAGGGAAGTGGCGCCACCGGTAAAAAAATTTATAAAAAAGGGTAATCGTCTTCTATTCGATGAAACTCATCACGAAAACTGGCTTATATGAGTAAATGGACCGAAAAACATCTCCTTGGATTGGTCCACGATCGCAAGATCAAAGGATATCATATTCCGCAAAGGCAGAAAAATTATTCCGGAAATCAGCAAATAAATATTCCACGGGAAAAGCCAAAAGGCCTGGTATGGCTGGAATGGAACCTGTTGTATTGGGGTAATGAACGATCACTGCAGCTGGAGCAGGAACATCAGTTTGACCAGCAAAGAAAGTGGCGGTTTGATTTTGCTTTTCCAGCTATTAAGATCGCCGTAGAATATGAAGGCGGAATTTTTATGGACCGCAGTGGACACAATTCCCACACCGGAATCCAACGCGATATCGATAAGTATAACCGGGCCCAGGCGCTTGGGTGGAAGGTGATCCGGTGCTCGGCGAAGGATTATACGACGGTACCGAGAACTTTAAATGATCTCGTGAAATGAAAACGATAGAGCAACAAATGTCGGATAAGTGCATTCATTTCAATGGGATAATGAATGAATGTTGCAAGGCGGGGATAAAATATGCAGACGTAAGATCAATCGATAAGCCGTACAGATTCCCTTGTTTGAAACAGGGAGGTTCATGCGCCAATAGTCAATTCAGGACACCAGAAGAAGTTGAAAAGAGAATAGCAGAAATGGAGGACAATAGTATCAAAGTTTTAGGCGCCTATTTGAAAGTGAAAGATCACAGTGAAAAGACAAAACAGGATCATGGCAAATTACCGTGTGAATGTGGCGGGGAATTACATTACGCTGTTGCTCAGGGAAACGGGCATATCCGCGTGAAGTGTTCAGTTTGCGATATTGCATTTATGGAATAAAAAATTATAATCATGACAGCATCATTCACAGGAATTTCAAAAGTAACGCTGGAGCCAAATCCTGATGGAAAAAGCAGCCGGCATATCGCTACAGACTTCAGGCTCGAGGTTTCAAAGAATCAGGAGAAAAAGATATTTCTTGATTTTAATGACCGTCCAAAAAAAGAAGGAATAAAACCGTTAACGATCGCTTTTATCCACGGTCTTGTTGGTAATATTCACCTGGCCCACGAGAAAGGTTGGTGGGACAGCGCTGAACACCTTAGATATATCATTGATGAACTGACAAGGGGATTTGCCTCCGTTGCTAAAACAAGCGAAGGCGAAATGTAATTTCCCGGCTATATAATTTTAAAGAGTTGAAGAAGATTGTAAATAAAGGCGAGGACACCGGCAACAGCAGCAAGCCACCAGTATTTATTTTTCCGTCTTATTTCTATGATCTGTTGTTGAAGCAATGTCAGGCTCAAGTCTTCCTTAATATTTTCCTTTTCTTTTTTGGCGTCCAGTTTTTTTACAAATTCAGCAATACCAGACTTAGCTACTTCCCTTCCCTCAGTCGTGCATATGTAATTCTCATTGTGGGTTTTTACAATAAGGCTGTTATTTACAAGAAAATCAAATCCTTCTCGTATGGCGACTTTATTATCCTGCCAATGGGTATCCATTTTAATCAGGGTAACATAATTGTTGACCCCAGGATAAAGTTCAGCGAGATGTTTCAGGATATTATCAGCAAAATCAATCCAGGTAGAAGACATATTTTTTTTAAACAAGTTATAATTTTTACGTGAAAGAAATACCAATCCTATTCAGCACCGCGATGTGTCAGGCTCTGATTGCCGGTAGGAAAACAATGACCAGGCGGATGGTAAAGGGCACACCTCTTAAATGGCTGGATGACTTTACTTCAGAGTATGTAGCCATGCCGGAGAATAGTCTATGTCCCTACGGAAAGCCGGGGGATCTCCTTTGGGTAAGGGAAAGCTGTCTGTTTCTGCAATCGCAACCAAAGTCCGGATGGATATACAGGGCAGATGGTCACGACGATATTGACGAAGCATTGAAGCGGGAACGCTACCGGTGGCGGCCATCAATCCACATGCCAAAAGTAGCAGCACGTATCTGGCTGGAAGTAACCGATGTCAAAGTGGAACGGCTGCAACAAATTAGTAAGGAGGAAGCGATCGCGGAAGGCATCCTACACGACGAGATTGGGTTCAAAGACTATGATATGGCAATGGCAAAGGGATATGGGCATCCTGATTATGATTATCAACACGTTCAAGATGCGAAATTATCATTCAAATCGCTGTGGCAATCAATAAATGGTTGGGAAAGTTGGAATATCAATCCTTGGGTATGGTGTGTGTCGTTCAAAGTGCTCAGTACGACAGGGAAGCCACAACTAAAAGTATAAATTGACAACCAGGTTAACGAATCCTAAAGGTTGGCGTGACAACGATCGTTGTCATAAGCCATGAGTTATAATGAGATAGCTATTATCAACACCACGTGACAAAATTCTGCAAGCAAGAATTTTGTTTTTATGGCTCAGTAGCCATAATATTGAGTTTAGAAAAGTGGAGCTGGAGGGAGTCGAACCCTAAAGGTGACCCGCGCCAACGAGCACTGCGACCTCTCGCACCAGCCCCGCTAATCAACCCAAAAGTCGCATCACACGTGAATGCGGCTTTTGTCATTTGCAATAATATCTAATAGGCTTTTATATTTCTTTATTCAAATATTAACAATGTGTGGATAAGAGGATTTGACATGATGTAAATCATTGCACGGCAATTATTAATGATTTTTTTCACATTTGGATAAGTTTAACACATTTTCACATTATTCTGTGCATTTCCCTCGCTTCTATTTCACCACATTCAAAGCCGCCGGAACGTTTGTAACTAACGCCATAAATCCCACTTTCTCCCACTTATTGACATTGTAAAAATTACATTGTAATTAAAATAATTACATTTGGGTTATCTATGGGAGGCCGGACAATCGGACACAATAAAAAAGGGAAAAGATCAAAAGAGAAGCAACAGGCTGATTTTTTGGCTCGATTTTCCACCTTAGCATCGGTTTCAAAGGCTTGTAAATTATCAAGGGTACCACGATCAAATATTTACGATTGGTTAAAAATCGATACACAGTTTAAACAATTGTACGATTTAACCGCCGACCAAGCTTTGGGTGCACTAGAAGATGAAGCCGTTCGGAGGGCTTTCGAGGGAACAAACAGGCCTGTTTTTCAAGGTGGCAAGAAGGTGGGTTTGATAAGAGAATACTCAGATACACTTTTGATCGTGCTTCTTAAAGCCAGGGCTCCAGAAAAATATAAGGATCGTATGTATCAGGAACTTACTGGAAAGGGAGGCGGACCAGTGGCCACCGAATTAAAGATCATCAATATTGCTTCAAAAGTTCCTTTAGCCCAGTCCGAAGAAGAAATCAAGTAAATGCTTCAGACAACTATTGTTTACGATAGTAATCTACATTCAAAGAAGAAAAAGAATGTAAATCAAGGCGGAACAAGCTCGGGGAAAACATATAGCATACTACAGGTGCTTTTTATCCTGGCAATTAAGGATCCCGGATGTATTATCACTGTAGCCGGTCAGGATATACCCAACTTAAAAAAAGGGGCCATCAGGGATGCTCACAGGATCGTTCAATCATCAAAGACAATTGAAAGTCACATACTATCTTACAATAAATCAGACCGCATTTATGAGTTTAAGAATGGCAGCATCATAGAATTCAACTCATACGATGATGAACAGGATGCGAGAAGCGGTAAACGTGACTACCTGTTTGTGAATGAGGCAAATGGTATCAGTTATGAAATTTACTTCCAATTATCAATCCGAACCAAAAAGAAAGAATTCCTCGACTATAATCCTACGGCTAAGTTTTGGGTGCATGAAAAGCTTATTGGTAATCCAGAAGTAGCGCTGTTTATTTCTGATCACCGCCACAATCCCTTCCTTTCCGCGGAGCAGCATCATGAAATAGAAAATATACCAGATGAAGAACTATGGAAGGTTTATGCCAGAGGGATGACCGGAAAGATCAAAGGGCTGATCTATCCTAACTTTAAAATCATTGATGAATTCCCTTATATCCTTCCTTCGGTCTTTGGCCTGGACTTCGGATTCAACCACAAAACAGCGCTGATCGAAGTGGCTAAGGACTCGGACCGGTTGTTTTGGCACGAATTGATTTACCTGACGGAGCTCACCATCGGGGACCTGATCCAATTAATGAAGGAATTGAACCTGGGAAGAAAAAAGATTTATGCCGATCATGCCGCTGCCGATAAAATTGAAGATTTGAAAAGGGCGGGGTTTAATGTTCATAAGGCCGATAAGGATGTTCTGAACGGGATTGACTTTGTAAAGCGAAATCAATTATACATCACCAAAGGATCCACCGGGCTGCGCAAAGAAGCGATCGCCTACAAATGGAAAGAAAAGGATGGTGCGCAGCTAGATGAACCAATAAAGTTTAACGATGATGGAATGGATGCTGGCCGGTACGGCAGCTATAGTCATTTCAGAAAGCAAGGCCAGGTGGTTGTCGGAACAGGCGGCGGACCGGATCCAAACGATTTCAACGATGATCTTGCTAATTATAATCCTCTCGATTACATATAAAAAACAAGCCCACCGATAAAGATCGGCAGGCTGTAAATACTTAGTTAATCAGAAATCGTTTAAAACTGTTCTGCACACAATGTAATTAAAATAATACTCTTTGTAGTGAAATAATTTCTACATTTGACAAACTCTTTCTCCCAATGCCTCAACCTGTGCAAGACTCTTTGGCACTCATTCAACAGTGCCAAAAGGATGTAAACCAACTGCTAACCGGCCCAAAATTCTCAATGATTTTAGTGGAAGTCAATACTCGATTTGAGTTCATTAAAACGAAACTAAATCTAACAAAGGCAACGCTGGAACCGGAAACCCTGGAAAAAATTAACAGCACAAAAAGGTTTCAACCAATAACCCATATCAAGGGCAAACTAATTGAACGGCCAAAACATACCAAACGCGAAGCAATAGCAGCTGATATGCCTTACGTGGCCATCCTGCGGGAGAAAGGACAGAAGTTGTACGACAATTTCGTGGATATGAAGCCTGACGTTATCCTGCGGGATTTCCGGTCAAAGGAAGGCCAGGACGTGATCAGGACCGTGGCTAAGATGGCAGGCCTGGAAGATTTTAAAGAGGCAAAGTTGACAGTTCCATATATGGAAGAAATAGCCCTGGCGATCATGGAAAAGGAAGACGGGAAGGAAAAGCAGGAGAAGTTTAAAGATGATCTGAATAAATCCAAAGTAACCGTTGGTAATCCTGACGAAGAAGAAACTACGCAACCGGCTGACACCGGGAAATCCAAAAATAATGCGGCCAAAGCAAAATGAGGGTAACCATAAATGATAAAGAAATTATCATTCCCTCTTCGCTGTCTGAAATAACCATTGGCCAGCGCATAGAATTTCACAACCAATACGGCCGGCAACTGGATGAAATGCTGGACAGCATCCAGCAGATGAAGGATGAATACTTTA